GCGGCCAGCTCGGCGACCAGCTCCGCGACCAGCTCCTCGACCAGCTCGGCAACCAGCTCGGCGGCCAGCTCCGCGGCCAGCTCCTCGACCAGCTCCTCGACAAAACCAAGATGGTCTATTACTGGACTTGGTTTTGGGGTCAATGGGACGAATATTGGATTTCATTTTACACATTCCCTGATCGGTTCATCCATCCAATCTATACAGATGACCAGCGTGAGCTATTGCATCAATGGGAGCGATGTGCCCAATCGTGTGGATGGGTCTATACCTTTGAGGGTATCTGTTTTATTTGTGACCGTCCCACCGAGATCCATCAAGATTCGCGTAATCGCCTCCATTGCGAAAACGGTCCTGCCATGGCCTTCTCCGATGGCTATGCACTTTATGCGTATAAAGGTGTTCGGGTGCCATGCAGGGTCATTGAACACCCTCAATCATTAACGCCTGAATCTATCCTGGCAGAAGAAAACACTGAAGTTCGCCGCGTGATGATCGAACGTTTTGGGCCTTCACGTTTTTTGCAGGAATCTGGAGCGAAACTAGTCCATCAGGATGAGACTGGAAAACTTTGGAAACGTGATTTAGCTGATGATGATCCGATGGTGATGGTGGAAGTCCTGAATTCGACACCAGAACCTGACGGGTCTCGCAAAACGTATTTCCTCCGCGTACACCCCGAACTACGTCCTATGCACCCGGATGGCTCTCTCGGAGAACCTCAAGAGATGACAGCCCGCGCTGCTGTAGCTAGCACTTTTGGCAAGCGCGCTGAAGAGTATCATCCTGACGTTGAGACATAGAATGAAATCCAAGATCTACATCGGAATTTGGGATACGCTCGTCAATAAATTCGGCGAACATGTCTTGGCCCATATCATGGGTGTTGAAGTCCGAGACCTTCAGGAAATTGCGAGAAGCCGTTGTGAAATGCCAAAAGAATCAGCCGATCTGATTTTCGATCTTTGTGTTCTCCACGGAATCAAACCTCAGCTTTATGTTCAGCCACGAGAAAAACATCATGGAGTCATGATCGCCTGCCATCCAATGGGGTGGCGTGCTTGGAGTTTGGAAACGGGGTGGGGCAAATCATCTCGATACATTGGTAGCGCTGAAGATCTTAAACCTGCAAGTGAAGCCGTGTTGAAAGAAGCTCGGCAGAAAGGATGGGAGTGGTGATGGATTTGGCTTGGACGCTAATAACAGTCTGCGTCATTCTCTCTTGGTACAACCTTTGGGAAGCTCAAAGACTTCTTAACGATGCCAAAGCATATTATGAGAAGGCCGAAAGATTGCTCGCTGAGGTCAAGAAATGACCCCCAAGGCTCAATTTCAAGCCGATCTGTTCCGTGCTCATGAAGAATGCCAGGCGGATGATGCCAAGCGGCGTAAGGAGAATCGCATTATCCATCGAGAGCACTTCAAACACCATTGCGGGTCGCAAAAGTGGAGACGATATGCTGAAGCTGAGCGTAGGAAATCAGACAGTATGTGTCTGAGCATTCCCGAGAGTGAACCCATCAAAATCAATATTCATGCAAATCAAACAGAAATTGATACGAAGTCTCAAGCAACACAAATAACCATCGAGTAATACTGTCCATCTGCACGACCCAAGAAAGGAGCCCCCGATGAGCGACGAACTAGACCGTAAAGAATTGGTCCATCCGTGGGGAGCGCCGGAAGAGAAGTTTATGGCTCTAATTGACGCCACTGGTGGCTGGCCCCATGGCTACAGGTATGTCTCGTTTTTCCATGACGGTCCCTGCGGGAATCGGTGGTGCAAATTCACGAACACAGAGCTGAGAACGGGATGGTGGACCACGGTTGCCAGTTCCGACGACTACTACTGGTGGAAGCTATCCCCGGAACGAAAAGAGAAGGAGCTCGCCGCCGCCCGCAAACAACTCATCGCGCAACTGCGCTGATGTCCAGAACGGTGAACCATGAATAAGGTCCAAGAAATCCGATCTCAGCTTGAACGTGTTTCGTTTTATGGTCCTTCCGATGCCGTTCGCGAACGTGTTAGCCAACTCCTGAGCGAAGTCGAAGTCCGCGTGGCGGAGCTGGAAACGGCCCTGCGCGATGTTTTGGATTGGCACACGCCGTCTGATAGCGAATGCCCGAGCGTTCTTCGCGCCAAAGCGCTTCTTAAACGCTGATGTCCAGAAGGTGAACCCATGTCAAACCTCGGTGAATTGATGGACGTCTACATTGCCGCAGGGGAAGCGATCTTCGGCAAGGGCTACTACGAGAAGAATGTGAAAATCCAGGAGGAACTGAGTCATCTTCTTGGGATCCACGAAGACGAAGGTTTCAACGATGCCATTCGTCGTGTGTGCACCCGTGTGGCGAAGCTGGAGGAGCTGCTCCGCGAGTGCCATCTCCATATCGGGAATCGCTATCCGGACGACGCGGCCATGCAGCGGCGCATCGATCTGATTCTCAACAGCAAGTGATGTCCAGCAGCAGCCTGGACCCACCCATCGAAAGGATTTCCATGGATTTGAATTCTCTCAATTTTGAAATAGATCCTTCCTGGAAGGCTGCTCCCGCCGGATTCTTTATCCCGGAGTTTGCGACCGCTCCGGATGGCACGCGGTATATGAGGGGCACCGGCAGAAAGATCCCTTACCGAATGGAAGAAAACGGGGACTGTGTCTGCACGGTTTGCGGTGGGCTGATCATGGCTGCCGGCGTGTGCCACTCAATCCATGACGGACCCTTCCCGCTCTCTGGGTCGGGGAGGGTCCACCATGAGGAAATTCCATATTGCCCGAAGTGTGAAACGAAACCTGACTCGTGCGGATCGTTCATCCGCCCCTGAGTGCGACTGTCCAGGAGATCCCCGATGTGGAAGATGAAAGCCAACATCAAAGTGACCTTGATTTTCGATCCCAGTTGCAAGGTAGGACAGAGTGATCTCGATTGGCTGAGCGATCGGATCATCGGTCTCCTGAAGACTGGTTTTCCGGAACACTCCGGCACTTTCATGTCGTTGTCGCTGGTCGATGACAGTGGCGACCCCATCAAGAAGTAGATGTCCAGATGCGGGAGGCATCGTGAAACGCCTATACACCATCGAGATCGACACTGAGCACGTCGCCAACTGGGAGGTCTACGAGGTCCGTGTGAAGGACGCCACTGGAGCGTGTCCCTGGTCGGCGCGAAGCCCAGAACTCAGCATTGCCATCAAGAACGCCACCTCTCAACTGCCCCAGATGTAGATGTCCATCTGCCGGAAGCTCTGGCTGAAAGGAATCCGTGAAGTTCCCGAAGCACATCCCACCGGCGCCCGAAGAAGAGGCGGCAGTCACTCGGCTCCGCATAGCCGTAGCTGGGCTGTCTTCGACTCTCCGGCTCCAGATCGATCAATTCGAAACAGACAGTCTCTCCGTCCACAAGCAGGATCATCCGATGGTCTATACCAAGATCGCGAACATTCCATGCCGCATCCTATGAGAAAGGAAATCGATATGAAAATCAGTCGTGATCCAGGGTGTTATGGCTTCCACTGGAAGCCGTTCCCTGTGGCTTTTCGGATGGCTGGAGAGAAATTACTCCCGGTTGGCCGGGTATGGCTTTGGTGGCTGATTCACAAACATTGATGTCCAGGGGGGTTTAGCATTTTCTGGATTCTCAAAAATATCCTTGCACAGAATAAGGTTAAATAGTATCATTACTCTAGAGGTGTGCCATGACTGAAGCCGAAGTTCGAGACCGAATCAGGGAGATGTACCCTGGCGATAATCAGAAAGCGCTTCGGAACCGTCTCTACCGCAAACCGGGATTCCTTAAATCGGATCCATCAGATGAGGCCATCCAAGCTGCGGCGGAAGAGGACCCCGGTGAAGAAGATCCTGACGCGAAACCCGATCCTCCGAAAGATCTAACCCCCGACGAGCAAATCCTCAAAACCCGCAAGGAGGCAGAAGCGGCGAAGGTGGCCGAGAAGATCGTTATCACCACGCCCGAAGAATACGAAGCAGCCTCAGTCAAACTAGCCTACGCCAAGAAGGGTCTACGCGAAAACGAGAAGAAGCGGAAGGACCTCACGACCCCCCTCTTGGATGCCAAGCGCAAGATCGACGATGCATTCAAGGAGACCGCTGTTATCTGGCAAGAAGTGATCGATACCTACGAACCACCGATGGCCGCCTTCAAGATGAAGGAGCGTGACGATCTCCGCAAGCAGGAAGAGGAGCGTCAACAGAAGATCAAGGAAGCCGAAGACAAAGCCAAGGCGGAAGCAACCAAAGCTAAGGCTGATCTCGAAGCGATGCGCCAACAGACGGAATCGGAAGATCCGTTCTTGGCCGCGCTTGCAGCCATGGAATTGCCGGAAGCCAAGGAAGATGTCCGAGAAGCCCTCGTTGAAGTCGCGCTTGCATCAACTCGTGTCGAGATGCCAGAAGCCATCGCTCCGATTGTCGGGTCAGGCACGCGCGTATCGTTTCCCTGGTTTGTCGAGGTCACCAACGAAGAGATGGTGGACCGCAAGTATTGTTCCCCTGATCAGACCAAACTCAACGCCTTGGCCAAGCGGCTCAAGGAAGTGTTGGGAGATGACATCCATAAGCTAAATCCCCTGGACTATCCAGGGCTATCCATTACCGAGAAGGCGAGAATCGCCGGGAGATAAATATGACCAAACATATCCCCTATACAAGAGACGTTATCCAAGAAGTGAATGGGAATTTGGCATCTCCAGAGATTCGGGTGTGGTGCCATCCACACCGGATTGGCAAGACCGGCTCCGATTATTACTACACGTTCAAAACATTTAAGGCTGCCGAAAAATTTATCGCAAAGCATAAAGAGGCTGAAGACTCCGCTTTGATCGCCTTTGCTGGGAAAGAAATCAACATCTATACACTGAGGCAGGTGAGCAATGGCTGACGAACTTAGAACCCTGAACCCAGAGATCATCTCTTCTTTAGTGATCAACGGAGACCTTAAACGTCTCTCGCCAATACAGAAAGTCGAGTATTACAACTACCGTTGCCAGCAAGCAGGGCTAGATCCAAGCGCCAAGCCCTTCGACCTTCTTTCTCTCAATGGGAAAGAGATTCTTTACGCCAACGCAAGCTGCACGCAGCAGCTCACAAGTATCCACAAACTTAGTCACACCATCACTGCTCGCGAAGTATCAGAAGGTGTATATTGCGTCTTCTGCCGCGTCACCGGCCCTGATGGAAGATCTACTGAGAATATGGGTGCTGTTCCGGTGGAAGGGCTCAAGGGTGATGCTAAGGCTAACGCTATGCTAAAGGCCACGACAAAGGCCATTCGACGTTCTGTCTTGGCGCACATGGGTCTCGGTATGATGGATGAGACAGAGGTTGAGACTATTCCCGGCGCTGTCGTATCTGAAATCATCCCTGACGACAAACCTAAAGGGACCCTCGCACCACCGCCGCAGACTGATGGTTGGAGCGTGGATGAACAAAGCGCCTATGTCTCGCTCTTGGATGACCTTTACAAACTCTATAAAGAAGGTGGTCATCCCGAGAAATACGAAGAACAGAAGGCAAAGTGGGATGAACGCAAGAAGTCTGATCCTTCAACTAAAGTTCTCAAGGGCCTCAAAGATTTCATCATGGCGTTCAAATCGGCTATCGCGGCAGAGAAGGCCAAGAAAGCCGCTACGCATCCCCCCCCTCCCGAGCCGGCTAAGTCTGAACCTCCCCCGATCCCTCCTCCTATGGTGGGTCCTGATGAGCCGAAACCAAGTGATCCCGAATTCCCGGAGTTCGCGAAGAAGGCATATAACGATGCCTGTGAACGATTCGAACGGGCCTATAAGGAGGCGGGAGCTACGGACCCTCATGCTGAAGCTGTCAAGATTCGTGACAAAACCAAGGCCCTCTTGCAATTCCAAGGTGGAGAGTCTAAGGAAGAAAAGATTCTGGCTCTTGCTAAGGCCATGCAAGGCTACGGCGATAAGATGAGGATCCCGAAATGAATAGGGATGACGAAGAAGGCTACTGTAAGGCAATTCGAGACTATGCAGAAATTGTTGACGATCTTCGTGGTCGTCTTTGGAAGATCCACGAACTTATCAAAGACGGCGCTCCGCTTGGATCAAATGTCTATTTTGAGATCAGGGATAAACTGAGTATTCTTCCGTGACCCTCTCTTACGCAGATGTCCACTTTGGTGGTGTGATTGATGGCCGCGTTTGGGAAGGCAAGCGTCCTTATCCATGGCTCATGTTTACCATCATGGCCGTATCTCCCACGAATGATAGGTACGGCAATTACTACAAGGACATTATCTACGTTCGCATCGTGGTCACGGGTACCAAGAACACAAATGCATATCGCTCTAAGCTGAAGTCTGGGATAGAAGTAGCAGGGATAGGACACATCGTCAAGGCAAGACATGTTGCGGAAGAGTCAGGGTATACCAGCAATATCGTGTTGGCAGATCGTCTTCAATTCCCGTTTAAGGGGTAAAGGACAGGAGGACATCTTGACTTATCAACTCATTCGTCCCATATTGGTGGCACGTGCGGAATGAAAACCGCGTGACCATCAAATCCATCGCCCCACCGGGCAGAATAGCGGTGCCGAAAATGGCCGGCACGGTAGCATCTGCGTTTTTCATCCGGTGGGGTGTGCCAACCTTGGATAACTCAAAATGGCTATATCTAGGACATGGAACCTACGTATGAATATAGACCAATTCAATGCGGTATGGGCGACACTAGATGGGAGGGACGACCATTCTGATTTTTCAAATGGCTTATGGAGAGGCGTAAACAATGGGAAGATCCTGGAGGGGGCTTCCCCGGCTTTCCTTGCTGGATATGGTATGGGGAAAGGAATGAGGGACGAAGCCGAAAGGTTCAGGGAAGACTGCTCAAGACATGGGTCAAAGGGTGGTTCTCCGAAGCACCGCTTAAGCCATCCTCAAGCCCCACTAAACCCTGGCTTAAGCACCGCTCAAGGTATGCTTGACCAACCCTTAACCCTAACCACAATCCATAATCCACAATCCTCTAAACCAGAAAACGACAATCCACCTTTGGCTCCTGCGGAGCTTAGTGGTTTTGGCGACATAGACTTTGATGATTCTCCTCCAAAAGAGACTCAAAAAAGCAAATCCATCCAAGAGGTCTTAGATATCTGGAACAGTGCGACAGCAGGGAAGCTCCCTAAGGCTGAGAAAGCTGGAGCGAAGCGTTCAGTTATAATCCTTGCTCGGCTCAAGGAGTCTGGATGGCTTGATGACTTCCGCAAGGCTGCTTCTTACGTGGCAACCTCAGACTTCCATCTTGGGAAGAATGACCGCAGTTGGAAGGCGGATATTGATTACCTCTTACAGGACGGCAAGGCTGCCAAACTGGCAGAGCAAGAAGACTTCAAAACGCAGGAGAAGGCACATGTCTCATCCACTAGCCGATTTGCTGACAGGCGCAGGTACTAGGATCGCCAATGAAAATCTTTTCCTCGAACAAGAATTCGAAAAAGAAAAGGCTGAAGGGTTCCCAAAGAGAATTCAAAAAACTCTGCTGGAGATTGGCGTCCCTCCGCGCACAACTAAGGGAACAATGGAAAGGATTCCGAGGCTGCTCTATAACCGTCAAGCTTTCCAGTCCTTCCCCGAATCTTGCTTCGGAATTATTGGACCCACTGGTTGTGGAAAATCCTGCGCGTTGGCTGTTTGCCTTAAGGAATTGCTTCGCCAAGAACTCGCCGAGGCCGGCCCGACGAAGATGGAAGAAGCCTCGGAGTTTGGAGGGAACATCATCCACCGAATCGAACCTAGGCTTAGGACTGATATTATGTGGGTGAGCTGGCCTGCCTACTCTCGGAGGATGAAGGGCCTTAGCGCACGCCGACTGTGGGATGACAAGGATGCTTCTGTGCAACAGCTCATCATCTGGGCTACGGCCTACCCTGATCGCATCCTCATCCTCGATGACATCGGCGAGGAGACCATCAAGGAGAATGCCTATACTACCGAGGAACTAGAGAACCTGATCGACGCGCTCTACAACAACGATGCGAAGCTGTTCTGGACGAGCAACCACACGGTAGAACAGATGAGTGAGCCAAACTACTACGGGCCACGCCTGATTAGCCGTCTTATCGGCTTGGCACCAGCAATCGAACTTCCACCAGATCTGCCCGACTTGAGATTAGCCTAAAGAGGAGAAACTATGTCTTACAATATTTCAACATGGAAGACAAAAGAATTAAAAAACTTCAGAATATTAGCCAAAGACATTCAAGATCTTGAAGATTATACGAGAATCAATTTCCAAACAAATATCATCCATATTTATGGGGCAGAGTTTTCTGAGAAATTTGAACTGGAAGGCAAACTTGTAGATGGATGGATCGAGATTTCCCAAATACACCATTCGGGAGAAGGGAGTGGCCATGGGTTCGATGAACTCAAAATCCTGCTCCAGCAAACTCAAGGTAGTTTGGTTGCCACTCTCATTTGGGAAGGTGGAGATTATATTTCTAGGTTAACCGTAGTAGATGGAGAAATATCCGAAGAGGGCATCGAACTGTAGAATCTCGGAGGATTTAAATGCGCTACGTAGTATTAGAACGTAAAACTGGTCACGTATACGAGCACGAACCCGACGCTCCTAAGACTCGTACCCCCAAAGACGTAAGATTCAACTGCTACATCTGCGGATCCGAAGCCTTCACCTATCGAGGTCTGCTCATCGTTCCCCCGGACCCGTTCACTATCCATAGACCACGGTACGGTCCGATCATGGGATGTATTCAGGGTGTTTCTACATGTGGATCGCCCTACTGCGAATCCATGGAACAGCGCCGTGTGGACGCCATCTTCAACATGCTGATAGAACCTGAAAAACTTCGGTACTATGCCGAACGAGCCGAACGGCTTAGACGCGAAAGGAGTACTAATGAAAGAGAAGGATCTGAAAACGCGAATCAAGGACCTGCTTCTGCTAAATAAGCCGGATCCTGAACGCGAGAAGAATAACATCCTGGCGGTCATGGGCCTGTTCGCTATCGATTTCCCTGATCCCGATCGAATCACTCTTGTGTGGGACGAGAATGATATCGCCATCATGAGCCGAACTCCTGCGGCTCACTGTACATGCCAGATGTCTCCTGACCCTAAAAGCCATAAGGTTGGCGACGACTGGCATGGGATGGCATGCGCCCTGGTCATCAAGGACCATCTCCTGAAGCATTCTTGCCTCGTAGATGTGGACGATGATGACCGAAACACGACGTGGACCTTCCAATGGCCACGCAACATCATGGGCTATCGGAACACCCTGGTTGCCCAGTTCCCGGAACTGAAAGACGAAGCTCTATGGAAGAACTTCGTCCGGTCCTGGGGGGATCTGGCTGCGATGATGCCGGAAGCTGTGCCGTCTTTGGCTGAGCGATTGGCCGAAGAGGAAGAAGCCCCCGAAGAAGAACCTCCTGCGACAGAGCCCGAGCCTGAAGTAGAAAAGTCTCCTGATTCTTCCGAGGCTAACTTTGAAGACGGCCTGGACTTCGATATGCCTATCGCCCCCCCGGTAGAAGAGCCTGAAGCAGTTGAGGAACCTCTCCCGGCCAATCAGGAGCTTGAAACAAAGCTATCCAAGAAGACCGCACCAAAGGAAGACCCACCCTTGGATGCCCAACCCCAAGCGCCGGAGACTCCCCAGGCTGCTGATAACGTCGTCCCCCTAGACACCAAGGCCAAAAGAAAGCCAGGGCGTCCTAGGGCCACCGAGGCGCCAGCATCGGCCCAAGAGAAGGAACTGGCCCCTGCGGACTTTCGGCCCAAGGAAGAGAAGGGCAAGAAGGTCTATCCCGCCGTGCTCAAGTTCTCGATCATGGCCATGGAAGAGATCATGCGCCTGGGGGACGAGATCAAGGCTCTCCCGAATGCTGAGGGATTCCCAACAGAGTCCATTCGGGGGATCAAAACATCCCTGGACCGGTTGGCGCTGCGGACGGCGCACCTCGAATTCAGGGGGCCGGATTCCGAATCCCCGAATGCCATCAATCCCCTGGTTGAAGTAACGCTCCAAAATGTCATTGCAGTGGCGACCACGGCTTGTCGAGACCTGGGACTTGCCCCTGAGAAGGCTGCGAGCTGGGAGGCATTCGTCAAAAACGTCAAGGACGCAAAGGACAAGGCAGGGGCGATGTACGAGCTGTTCTCACAGATCGGCGCTGGCCCTGTGATTCAGGCTGATATACCAGGAGGTAAACATGATTGAGATTAAGACATGCCAAAACTGCGCGTATAGACAAGACAATGTATGCGCCAGGACGGGATATTCGTGGAAAACTGAACGACGATTTGCAAACATGCTCCCTGATGCATGTGGACCTGATTTCCATGGATGGGCTCCTAGGCCCGACCCTCCCGATGGCATTCTAAAACGATGCTTCAAAAGGATCTTCAGAGTATGAGCCTTCTCGAAGACATCCCTATCCGATCCAGCCAACCAGGTGCCTGGACGTTAAGGATCAACCAAGTCCCTCCATCCGGGAACGTGGTTAAGCGGATGCACTGGACGGTCTATACACAACTCCTTCGAGACTGGTTCTACCTCATCCGATCAGCCGAAGGTTTTGCCACCATCTCCCGGCCCAAAGGGAAGCGCTATCTAGAGATCATTCGCTATGGGAAGCGAGCGTTAGACCGTCAGAACCTCTGGTTCTCGATGAAGCCCGTGGTTGACGTTCTGAGGCCAGCCAAGGAAGAGTCAGGCATCTACAAGAGCGGCAAGCGCAAGGGAGAGCCCTGGCACCGGTCCAGGATTGGGCACGGGCTCATCCTGGAGGACGACGAGAAGCACCTAGAGGATCATGTCTCGAACGGTATCCTAAACCCAGGGGAGAGCCCCTACCTTGTTATCCGTATTTCCGACTTCCCTATGAGGTAGCAAATGCGCCCGACAAGCCTTAATCTTGGATTACTTGCAAGTCCAGCCCTCGGCGATCCGGGGCTTTCCATGGAGGAATATCATGAAGAAAAAGAAAGAGAACTTCCTCGCGATGGACGGAGGCAAAAGCTCCAAATCGCTTCCGAAAATCGGCCCCAAGGCGGCACCTCCGGTGAAGCCACAGAAGAAGAAAACGCACAAGAAGATGTAACCAAGTTCTTCCACGTGTGATCTAGAAGGGGGCACTGCGCCCCCTTTTTATATCTAAGGAGAGTGGATGTTCTTCAAGAGACACGAGAAGCTTAAAGAGGAAATAAAAGAGATCGTTTTCTCTATCCTAAAAGAATGGGGAACCGACCCTGCTGCAATCCAGGGGATGGTTAGATCTCAGGTAAAGGACGCTGTAGAAAGACAGCAGAGCGCCGTTTATTACAATACGCAAGCCATAGAATATAGAATAAAAACAGCGTTGAATCAAATAAGTTCGGAAGCCTTCATCGATGATATCGTGAACCGAATCAAAAAGAAGCAATTACCATGACCGACTGGGATGAAGGTCTTGATTTTGATGAAGAGCCTCAGATCGAAGGCCAGGACCGGTACCCTCCGAACCTCCGGCACGTGCTCTTTGTGTGGACGGATGGAGAAGAGGACCTACAATTCGGGGCTCTTGCTTGGTTCATCCAATGGCGTAAGCGGAATCAGTTCATCCTCGATGGTCCAGACAAGGGATACTTTGTCATGCCGGTCGCCGATCCCAGGCTTTGGGAGGCGCTCAAAGGCAAGATCATTGAATGGGCATGGCTGGAGCGGGGCGGGCTGGACCTCGAACTAGCTTACTGTATGCTCGCGAAACGCCACGAGCTAAGAATCAAACAACGTCCAGTCCTACCATATCCGGGAAAGACCGGAACGAAGGAGTGAAGATGGCTTATAGCCTGAATCGGACAGAACTCATAGGGAACGTCGGGAAAGACCCCGAACGTAAGGTAACTGCTGGAGGGATTGAATCAGCGAAATTTTCCGTGGCAGTCACAGAGAAGTGGAAGGACTCGCAGGGCCAAAAGAAAACCAAGACATCCTGGTTCCATGCGGTTGTCTATGGCCCCCAGGCCAAGGTTGTCATGGACTACGTGAAGGCGGGGGACCAGATCTATGTCGAAGGGAAGCTTGATATCCGAGACTATACCGATAAGCAGGGCCTCAAGAAAACGTATATCGAGATCAATACGAAAGAGTTCATCCTTCTTGGTCGATCCGGCGAGAAGCGGCCTGCTCCCGACAAGGAAGAGACTACAACCATCAACGGCGGAAGTGACTATGACTCAGATTTGTCCTTCTGATGCCTGCGATCCTATTCCTCCCGTAGATAGACTCATACAGCCCATCTCTGCCCTAGCGGCTCACATCGCCAATGGGCCTGTCACAGGGATTCCGTTCAATTGGATCGACAAGGCCCTCTACGAGATTCGACAAGGGAGGTCAGAGCAGGCCATGGCCTTCATTCACACCAAAGAGAAGACAACACCCCTGGTGATGCAATAAACCAAAGCCCCCAGAGATGGGGGCCTTTTCATATCTATCGGGCGAACTACCCAGCCTCACAGTGTGGGTAGCCGCAGCGGGGTCCGCTCCTTGGGTCACCAGTCACCCAGGCGGCACCGATGAGCCATGCTTAAGGATAGAATTCTTTACCTGGTTTGTCAAGATCTTTAGGCATGTTATGCCTATACCAGTCAACCATGCGTTCAACGCCCTCTTCGAAGGGGACCTTGACCAAAAGCCGACCATCCCTGGACCCCGGATAATAGGTGTCGGGGTTGCCAGTCAGATAGCAGTTGTGGTTAACTCCACACAGAGCAGCCACATAAGACGAAACGGTATCCATGCTGACTGGTCGATCTGATCCCACATCAGTTACAGATCCCTTTTCGAATTTGAGAAGAATCTTCCAGAGCCAAGTGGCCATATCAGATGCATAGAGGTAGGACCTAACCGTGTTGCCGCTCGTGGTCCCAATGGTCATACCTTTCAGGCCGGCCTCTACGAATTCTCCCAACGCAAACTTCTTGCCCAGAGGCAAACGTGGCCCTGAGAAGGTATAGCCCCGTGCAACGGCCACATGAAGACCGCGCTGGACAAAAATCGTGCACAGGTTTTCGGCGGCCTTCTTAGAGATACCGTAGACATTCTCGGGATCCATAGAATCGAGGTCTTTAGCTGCCGCACCTGAACTGAGGTAGAGGAAGCGATGCACTCCGTCACGATAGGCAGCCTCCAGCATCTTCTTGGTCCCTTCGACAATCGTTTCATGCATGTAAAGTCTGTCTCTATGGTTCTCCGATGCAGCATGAACGATATGGGTGTACCCGCACCCTAGAGATGGGAAAGAATCAGCCAGATCGGCTTTACGTACGGTCACCGATCCGTTCTGGGGGAGGTGGACCATTCCGCGCAGGGTCTTCCACGTATCGCGTGTCAAGACCGTCATTGTGGCTCCGAGTTCATATTCCAGATTGGCATGGTAGAATGTATCCACCATCCAGGACCCCACGAACCCTGACCCGCCAGAGAGGAGAATCTTGGCTCCCTTCAGGTCTTTCCAGGGGACATCTCGGAGAACCTCTTGAATATCGCGATCAGGCAGTTTTGGCATGTCTCTTCCCTTTTACATGAATAGCCGCCATCTCGGCAAGCCTTCTGGCCTGTAGGGCCTTGGCTCTTGTGGGGAATGATCCAAGGACCTTTGTCTTACCATCGATCCAAATCCAGGCACCCCATAGATTCTTGCTAATCCTATAGACTCCGCGCGTCTTCGCCATGGGCTCCCAGTGGTCAGGGTTAACGCAGAGGGTGCATCCACAGGTGTTACGCAAGCGTCGAGTTCCAATATCTTTCTTGAGCTTTGTATAAACCAGTTTGTGAGCCTTGTATCGCTTCCCATTTGAGAAATGATAGCCATACCCACCTACATTAGACCCGATCCAAATCCAGCAACCACCAGGATCAGTTTTGTCTACATAGGACCAAAGGCGTTTATCACCTTTCTTGTCTGGGCCACGGAAAGCATCAGTCAGGGTTCGGAGCCGTTCACCTGTGACCTTCACTCTGAGTTCCAGGGTATAGTACCAAATACCCCGAACACACTTTTCCTTCATCTGAGATCCGATATTCTCTAGAGCCTGACGATATTGGTTAACGCTCATGGCAGTCCTTTGATCTCTTCTTCGATTTTATCTTGGAGGGAAATCATTTCGGGCGTGAGACATCCACTCTGCTCGCGCATGAAGTGCCGAACGTCTATTCCAAGCTTCTTGAGTTCTCGATAGATCCTAGCGTATGCATAGACCTCTCGGGAGTGATCACAGACAATAGGGGGGTCCGATGCAAAAGGCGTGAAGTCCACCATAAGCCAAACCTGCGAAGGCCGGATAGCTTTCATCAGGGATGGGAATCGCTGGATGTCTTGGTTCCACGAATTCATGGGACAGAACACGTACTTGACAATCAGCTTGCCCTTCCCGTTATTGGCTGCTACGGCATATCTGCGAAGCGTATTGGTTACCTCGTCGAAAGAATCTCGCCGCTTGAGCATTCTGAACGTCTCGGGAGTTCCTGCGTCAAGAGACACGATGCACTGATTGATCGTGCCATCGACAAGTCCATTGTGAATTGCGGGACTGAAAATGACACCATTTGTAAACATTGAGATGAAGGCGTTGATTGATCGAAAGTAGTCAATATAATCCTTTAGGTTTGGCAGAAGCGTTGGTTCTCCTCCATTGAGATCTACCCAACAGTCCCGTGCGCGATCGGACAGCTTGAACTGCTGTAGCAAGGGAAGAGGATCATAGAGCGGAGCGCGAAAGTCATTGGCCTTGGTGTAAGAGCAGTAATCGCATCGGAGGTTACAATAGGTGAAATGCGCGACATTCACATGGCCTATCTCGTTGAAACGCTGCTCGCGTGTCTGCTCGATTACCTGAGAGCACCGCTTGCATACGATATCGCTGTCGGGATCATTGAGCTTTGTATGAAGTTCCTGGCGTTTCTGCATCACCATTTGTTTGGTGATCGTGAGGTTCTTGATCTCCTTGGGAGCCCAATAGGTCGGACCAGACCACACACCCATGCAACACGGCGTGATTCCTTCTGGCCCAAGCCTCAACCCGGATTCAATCTTTCGGCATGTCTTCATAGCGATTCCGAGATGTATTTAGCCAGCTTACCTTCCTTGAAGTAGCGGCCCGTCACGGGACGATCTGAATTTAGTTGGCACGCGGCGATGATATTATCTGCTCCCTGTGAGGTTGAAAGCGGAGCATCTTTACCACCCATACGGGTCTTCACCCATCCAGGGCATGCTGCGTTCACCACGACTCCCCGAGGCCCGAATGCCGCAGCCATTTTCTTGGTAAGCACGAGAAGTGCGGCTTTGGACGAAGTATAAGCCGCTTGGAAGTCCGTCTGCATGTCGGGATGAGTGCATTCAGCCACGCTAGAAACGACATTCACGATGCGGGCATCTGGGTTGAGGACGAACCTTTGTGCAAGGAGAAGGGGAGCGAACACATTGACAGCATAGACCTTCTCCAAAAGACCTCGGCTCATGTGAAGCGTTTTGACCGAATCAACATGCGGTTGCCAATCTACAGCCGCCGCGTTATTGATCAGAACGTCTAGGAAGGGGAGGCTATGCCTATCGATCGCTTCCGGATTTTCAAGATCACAGAGGGTGAACGAGAGCTTAGGATTACGATAAAGTTCCCGTAGTTCATCGCTGAAACGTCTTACAAGGACATGGACATTCCATCCCATATCCAAGAACTTCCGCGTTAGTTCAAGTCCGATCCCACGGCTTGCTCCAGTGATGGCAACCATTTTCTGCGACATGTTCGCTCCCATCATATCTCTTGAATTGTTTCAATAATCATCACTATAGCTAGGAATATGCCTCCAATGATTATGCAGGGCATTGTGAACACAAATCCCAAGAACCCTATTACTCTAATCCATTTTCGAGGCGAATTTTCGGTCAGCTTAACAGTCGGCATGATGATCCACTCTGCTATTTCTTCCATCAGATTAATATTCACAGGTCCCTCCAAGAAACAACATGTGTGTCGGTATATTTGCTAACCATGGGCCGGACTTGATCGATAGATCGTTTCTCACAAGAAGAAATAACGAGATCAACGGGGTCGGTTTGGAGCCTGTTAAAGGGATAGATGTTGAGATCATCGAGACGCTTCCCTTGACGCTTGGTATTGTTGTCTACAAAGTAAGCCACCTTCACCCCGGACGCAAGGCATTCTTCTGCCAAAAGAAATGCATTAAGAAGGCTGCCAACGATGGCGACTCGTTTACCTTGATACTTACGTGCTCGTCCGTCTGGGAAGACTGGGAGGCTGAAGTTGTTAGGGAATTCGGTTTCGATACCACCGAGTTTGCGGAGAAGAGACCGAGGCTTAACTCCATGGATGAGCGACTGGAGAATGCGATATCGGAGCATAGATGAATGAATATAGGGCAAGCACCAATCAAGACCCGAGGATCTGCACAGATCCCTTACCTTCATGTGCAACTTGATATCACTCGGCGTGATGTCGAGCGTGAATGTCTCACCACTTTCATGGACGCGGTAATCAAGAAGAGGATCGGCAATGTGGACAACAGACCCTTTCGAATTGGCGAGACAAACCATGTAGATGTCGCCCAAAGGACCGATTCCCGGATCCCCAGAGCCTGACATCCAATCATGGTCGCATCTCCGAGTCAATTGTGTAGAACATTTGAATGTGAAGCGTTCCGTCATATAGGCGCGAATGAATTCCCCACGAGTAAAAATACGATCCGTTGCATCCGGGCTAAATCGATCCTGCATTAGACCGCCATTCTTGTCCACAATTCTCACATTGCATCCAACCATCTTCGCTCCACTGGCGTCCATCACCTCGACTTCGCGTTCTAGCATGGTTGGGTGCATGATGTCATCGTCATGCGTGTTAAGGATCAATTCTCCCCTAGCCCTTGACAGACCTTCCATCCAGTTCGCCGCACTGCCATTGTTTACGGGTCTGCGGATGTAGAGCAATCGGGGGTCCTTGAGCTGTCGAACCACATCACCGGTATAGTCTGTGCTGGCATTGTCCATCACCAGGAGTTCGAAGTCTTCATAGGTCTGAGAGAGAGCACCATTGATTGCTTCGAGAAGCATCGCGGGACGCTGAAAAGTCGTCAAAATAATAGATACACGCGGCATCACAAGCCCCGATCAGCAATGAGATTTTTGAGAGAAGGGTCAAGATCGATATGATCAACCGTTAAGGGGGCGTCTTTATCTAGCCACTTCGTTAACCTCTCGCCAAGAATAAATTCACGACAACTGAGCTGGCCCTTCTGAAGGGGCACCGCCAAATAGAGGTCTCCTCGCTGAATAACGTGTCCAGCCGGAATAGCCCGATAAGCATAAGCCCCACGCACAAGCGAGTTAAGGTATTCGATTTCCTTGCGAGGAGGGATGCGCTTCTCGGTCCCCGGTGCTCCACACATGGCCTTCACCTTGGCATAGGTGCGGAACCACTCGTCGATCTGATGAGGAAGAGAACAATAGGGTGAAACCTTGATGCCATCATGATCAACTTCTACATGTCTTTCCCACATACGAGCACCCTTGGCATAAGAGATAGCCATGCTTGTATGCCAGTCCCCATGCTCATGGGTGCTGAGGCCAATCGTCATTCCTGGATACCGTTGCCTCAGGAAGTCGATCTGATTTAGGTCTAATTCTTCGTCTTCGGTTGGATAGATTGCAACGCAATGGTTGATTCCGAGGGGAATGCCGCGCTTGCCAAAGAAGTCCACGATCTTATCCATGTCCTCTAAGGATGTCCCACCGAGAGAGGCAATCACCGGGATGCGCTTGGATGCGATCTTTTCCAGAAGACCCCAATCCGTCACATCTGAACTCGCGATCTTGAGAATCTTACAGCCGATTTCTTCAGCAAGATCGACACTAGGCTCATCAAAGGCCGTCGCAGAGACGATACACCCATAGCTTCGAATTGCCTCGGCAAGTGATTTGAAATGCTCACGCGGCATTCGGCACTGCATGCACTTCTTGATGTAGCGGATGTCCTCTCGTTCGCGAAAGTCTTTGTGAACGAATGTATTCGGGTCGCGAAGTTGGAGTTTGATCGTGGCTTTGACACCATGGTAGCGCACGACATGGCCATACTCGGTCACGATGCGGAGACCGCGCTCAATGCTCCCAAGATGATTATTTGCGGCTTCTAGAACAAAGAGATCGTTGAATAGATTTGTTCCCATCAAGATTCCTTTCTCCAAAGATCATTCGCCCGTCGTTCTTCTTCCGATAAGAATGGCCACATATTGTCCAGGGTTGGGCTCACCATCGTCCCATCTGGCCGCATCTCTGACATCAGCTTGGGCTCGAATGGTTGATCTGGGTCTACGATGGCGTGGCAGAATGCAGGGCCATCACAACTCAGCGCATTCTCGAACATGCGGAAATATGGGATATCGTAAGCCTTCACGAGTTGTTCCCAATTCGGGAAGCCGACGCCATTCGAGGGATCGAAGCCGATGGGCGAGTCCGGGAAGTAATGCTGCTGGGTCTGCCGGATGCTGTGGTAGCCGTTGTTATCGAGAAGAACAATCTTGATCGGAAGCTTGTGATACGCGATGGTGGCAAGTTCCTGGGAGTTCATCATGAAGCCCCCGTCACCATCAATGCAGATCACACGCTTACCTTTTCGCCCCATGGCCGCACCGATAGCCGCAGATAGAACCCAGCCCATCGCTGCGCTGCCAGAGTTGGAATATAGGCGCTGACCTTTCTTGATGTCGGCAACTTGATAGGTCATCACTGTAGCAGATCCATTTGCGCAAACCACAATGTCATCATCGGAAAGGCTATCCCACAGACATCGCAAGAATATATATGGGTTAATCTTTCTTGCGTCACGAGTCGGTAGTGACCCGATCGATGGGCCTACTGGATACTTCTTCTGCCAACCCTTGCATTGCGCGAGCCACTCGGGCCATTGCAAATGGATGGTCCTCATGTTCTCTAAAAAGGCATGAAGATCAGCATGGATCGGTAAATCAACTTTGAGCGTTTTCTTGCCCAGCTCAGCTTCGTCGATATCGACCATCACTTTGTATGCGTGCGGAGCCCATTGTCCCCAGTTGTAACCAATCTCCCGGATGTTACACCGACATCCAAGGATTAAAAGGAAGTCAGCATTCTGCACCGCCAGATTTCCAGCTCGGTCCCCGATGGTTCCAGAACGTCCCACGAAGTATGGATCATCCGAAGGAATAACATCATGGGCATTGAAGGCCGTGACCACCGGGATTGATCCCCTAACACAATGGAACAAATCGATAGCCCCTGCGATACGGAGGCCCGAACCAACAAGGATGACGGGACGCTTGGCCACATAGAGATGTTCCATCATCGTGATAAAATTCCGATGATCCAGGTTGATGTCGTCCTCTGCCAAGAATCCCTTAATATCGGACCAGTTGGTTTCAAGGGATTGGATGTCTACAGGAATGTTCATCCAAACCGGACCCGGCCTCCCGGAAGATGCGAGATCAATAGTCATACTGATGTCCCTCAGCCAATTTACGCTACATCCACCAGGTGACGACGGGGCATAGACCATTCTCTTTACGATGTGCCTGGCAATCCCCTCAATGTTGCACTCCTGGTCCCCTAACTGGCGCAATCCGTCACGGTATTCCTCGGAATCAACCACGATCGTATCGGTCCTTGCTTGTCCTGACAGGATCACCACAGCCATCGAGTCCGTGTAGGCCCCATGCACCGCAGCGAGCGTGTTGAGGCTTCCTGGCCCCGAGGTAACGCACACGCAGGCCACCTTGCCCGTGAGGCGGAAGTAGGACTCTGCCGCAGCTACGCATGAATACTCGTGGTGCATGCAGGTGACATGCATGTCGGGATGACGACCGAGAGCATCCGTCAAAAACATAGAGGCCCCACCTGTAACGATGAATGCCTCTGTAATTCCTTTATCGACAAGCTGCTGGACGATGAGGTCTGCGATTCTCATTTTACATCATCCTTCTCGACATCGAAAACGCTACCCATGCGACGTGCTCCATAAAGATGTTGGGGTCAAGGTCTATCGTGTAGTCGGGACCGAACTGTTTACATAGAAGGTCCAGATAGACGAATGCTTCTGATTCATCACCCATGACTCGCATGATGAAAATTCTCCAGCGAGACAAATCACTCCCCTTTGGGGGGAAATCAAAATCACTTTCGCGCTCGAAGGGGTCCATAGTCCATGCTTCTGGATAAGATCAATTCCTAAAATTGGTAGCAATTAGAATTCGTTAGTAGTTGATAGACAAATCTCAGACACGCAAAAGTCCCCGCAGTGTTAGCCACGGGGACGGCACGCCGACAGTATCCCCTGGGTTGGTTCCGACAGGTATGAGGTGACCAGGGAACACCCTCTAAAGCCTAAACCTCAGAGAATGGGTAGACGACATGATGACAATCCCTGATGAAGAGAAGATATATCCTTTGTCGCTTCTCGTCAAGGAAATTATTTCTTGTGCATCTTCCCAAGCGTTTTGGCAAGACGCGCACGCTTGCCTAACTTGCCGCCCTTCTTGGCTGCAGCATTGAGTTTGGACTGGGGAATCTTTTCGCCTTCAGGGACATGGAGCTGTTTGTGGAGTGCTCCAGGGTGCTTGATTGCCTTAGAAATCCATTTAACCATGATGACCTCCTAGTCGTTGCCTTGCTTTTCATCAGCCTTGATCTTGCGGAGTCCTCTCTTTCTTGCGGCTTCCTGCCACCCCTTCTCTGCCTCTTCGGTAGGAGATGTAGTGAGGTAGTGAAGCGTATCTTCATACCCCTTCGGGATCTTGCCCCCCATGCTCTTAGGCAATTCAGATCTGATCTGCTGAACCGCTGGGGTCTTCTTCAGGAATCCCTTTGGTGAGTTCATCGCAGCGTAAGCGTCTGCCATGATATCCGTGACAGGAGTTAGATTAGCCGGTCCCCAGTTGCTCCCCTGCATTCTCGCCTTGGCATCAAGGGCTTTTTGCTTGTGACCCATAGCAGAATGATAGGCCCATTGAGTCGCATCCGAGAACCAATCTGTATTCGTGATGGGTGGATGAATGAGCATCCTAGATAGTTTGTTTTTGGTTAGGACACCCAACGTGCTCACGGCTCCAAAGGCTAAGATCGCACGCACAAGATTCGCCGTGCCATCCCCGCCGTAGATATCCTTCTCTCCCGTCACGCCCCTACGAACGATGTCTGCGTAAAGTTCCATCATCTTAGATGGAGTCTGCGTTAAGGCTGTCCCTACGCGACCAATGGGGCTCTTCACGAAACGTGTCGCATCATGGCCGCCTCTCTGGGAGTAGGCCAGCATATTCACGATAGCCCCACGGAGATTCTGATCGGGAGTCAGACCAGCAGCTTCGCCATGCTGAACGGAGGACAAGAAGTTCACTCCATTCTCGAATGCTTCGGCGGCAGCCACAGGCTGAGAGAGGGCATTGCGGGTCCAGATATATCCCCGCTTGGCCTTACCTGCTATACCACGTACGCCCTTACCAAAGTAGGCGTTCAGAATGGGTTCCTGATATTCAGCGATAAGAGCATTCTCATAAAGGGCATTGCGAACTTGTCGATTGAGGGCAAGGTTTGACATGAGGGTTTGAACAAGTTGGGCATCCTCCTTGCTCATGTGAGTGGCATCAAGAATTTTCCCCGTGGTCGCCTCAAAGGCTTTACCGACGAGAGGCAGGTTCTCCGCACGGCGAGCCATAAGCGCCATGTAATTGGTCGCACCGGGGAGCGTGTAGGCATGATGAAGCCCGACAAGATTGGTTAGCTTGCCGACAAGATGCTTCACCGCTGTCCGCTGGTTAGCAGCTAAAAGACGAGTGATCTCCGCATCCTTGATAACTCCGAATCCCTTTTCGACAATCCCGAGTTGCCGGGGATGTTCCATCTCGTTGATCTCCCGTTGCATCCATTCCCCGAAATGCGGAGCGTAGTACTTGCTATTGGGATCAAGATAGTCGTTCTTGCCTCCTGTGTACCATTTGTTCAGGAAAGGCTGCATAGCCAGCTTACGGCTGATCGTAGGGACATAGTAGTCCATCACGGCATGGATGCTTGGCATCAGATTGATACTACCTTCCTGCCGACGGTGGAAGTCCAAGACATCCCGAGCGATGCGTGCAGATTCCCCATTCTGGTCTCTCGCATACATTTCGACAGGCTTGAATAGATGAGTCACGTAGGGCTCATCTCTCATCGCCAAGCCACGCTTCTCGCCAGCGCGTTTAGCCTCTTCCATAAACGACGTCATCTCCTTGGCTGCTTGGATCTCGTTCGGCTGTATCATCCCCTGTAGCCAGACTGGATGATGGTCGGAATCCATCCAAAGAGCAACGCGAGCATCCGAAGATTTCTGAGCTACGGACTGGATCTCCTTTTTAGCCGCATCATAGAGCCTATCCTTCTGTTCGAGGAGGCGCTCCATTTCGGCCTGATTGTCTCTATCAAATTCCTGCAACCGCTTCGAGACAATATCCCTGGACCGTTCTTCATCGAACATATCCGCAGACTCAACCAAGGCTTCGCGCTGTTTGATAAGAGGGGTCAGTTTTTCGAGAGTTTCACGAATCGCTTTCTGATGGGGAGACATGCGTTGATCGATCATCGTGCTATCATCAACGATCTTGTTCCGGCGATAGACATCTCGGACAAAGCTTGTAGCCGCACTAGCCTTAGCAATGGCATCCGTAGAAACCATTTCTCGGTCCACAGAAGGGCTCTCGCCGTTCTCGAAATAAGGTGCGAGCTGGAAGCTCGGAGATCTGAATTCTTGGCCCAGTTTGCCAACTTGTAGGTCTTTTTTGAGGAATGGTTTTTGACTTCCCTCAATGGGGGAATCGGCGAATCCAGGGAAGACTCCTGGCTTAGACGGATCGTAGGCATGCTGAAGTTTCCCTGCGGCATCCTCGGCTTTGGCTAGTTTAAGGACCGCGCCGTTGCTGAGATTCTTGAATGCTTCGAGCGGTTCCTTGGCAGATGCCTTAAGGACTTCTCCCAACCGGGTCATTACCTTGCCCATGTTGATCTTCTCGGGGAGCCTAATGGCTCCAGCCTCGGGAGCATTCTTTTCAAATGGAGACTTCTTGGGCTGCGCGATCAGCGCTTCGGACACTACGTCTTCGGGAGTCGGGTTCTTTCCACTAATCCCAGTGGCATGGATGGCTGCACGAGTAGCCTTATCGGGGACAATCTCACGAACAAGGTCTTCGGCTTGCGCCTTACGGGCAGACGTGGGGACGGGCGGAGGCATCTTGGCCGTTCCAACCCTGGCCTTTTCTAGCGTCTCCTGTGGAATGTTCTGAGTGGCACGGATATCCTCTACTTCTTGCGAGGCGGGAGCGCCGGGTGCCGGGGTCTCTTCAGCCATTCCTGATGCGACTCCTCGATCCCCTGAAACAGCTCTTCCTTCGACAGATGCGGGATGCGCTTTGACTTGATCTTCGATTCCTTGTTCAAAGATTGACTGCGCTTCTGGGGAAACATCTCTCTCTCCTTTTGCCCTAATATAGGCTCCGATCGCTCGATCTAGCAAATTAGTTTTGCTATTAGATCGCCTTACTTCTCCTGACTGGTTAACGGCTTCCTCACCTGTCCAGGCATTTTGTGCGTTTTTATCATTGGGATTTTCGATATAGGTAAAAGATACTTGATCCCCATAGGCTGGGTCTCCAAATGTTTCCCATGCCCGGCGAAATGCGAGATGTGTCGATGCTTCAAGAGATTCTTGAGACTCAATCGGAACCGTCCGGCCAATCTCGCCCTGACGCCCAATATTTCTCCCCACGGCCTCTTCAAGGGGAGCATGGACCATAACAAGATCCGCCCTACGTCCATTCCGGAGCGCGGTATTGATGATATCGATTAGACCCCGCTGATCTGCCCCAGGGGAATCGATCACCGTCCCATATCCAGATGCATTTTTGCGGGCCACCGTGGTCTTCCCTGAACCCGGATTCCCCATCATGACGAGAACGTTTTCATCTTCCGGAGAGGAAATAGGCTGAGCCATCCGTCTATCGTACTGGTCCAAAACAATCTTACTTGGATAGCCAGAATTGACGGCTTCCCCATGCCCCTGGACCGGATTCTCCTGAATGGACGGCAAAAGATCAGCGATCGCATCAGCAGAAAGGATCTTACCTCCTGCTGTGTCAGGGTGATCGGCATAGACTGAAGCAAACTCATCCCAGTTCCTATCTACCCATTGACCCTCTTCGGTTACCCGGCCTGACAAGGCGGTGTTCTGAGAACGTGGGACATTGGTTCTAGGAAGACTCGTTACCTCTTCCGCGCTTTCCTCTTGGCCTCGTCCTGCTGGCGGTACGCTGCTGCTTCGATCGACTTCTGGAGTTTCTTGAACGGCCCCTTCTGGTTGCCGAACTTGCCGGTCTGCTTCGCTGAGTGCATTGCTTCCGCGATGTTTTTGTTCCTCGTTTTGTCGGATTTGCCCTTCTTCATTGGCATTTGAGCCTCCTTTTTCAATTCGGACAAAATTGTCCCTGAACTGCGAATAGGCATTATTTGCTTCGTCGCTGACTTTCTCGCCGAACTCCACGCCTCTCATCCCCTCTTGGACGAGCTTAGGCGATAAATCCGCCATCGCGCCCTTACCAGTAGCTGAGGCCATGTTGATCTTCAGGGCGATATCAGCACCCTCACGCAGGTCTCGTACCGCCTTTTCGTGCTGGTAGCCTTCAGGGAGTCCTGCGGCTTCGTACCCTAGCATCTGGATTACCGATTGGCCCATCCCCTGATCCCATGGCCGATTTGGGTCATAGAATGTCTTGGCGATGGCGTTGTCCATCGTATTCATGAAGGTGCCCATGGCGGAGCCACGGATGCCCACATTTAGGAATGCGGCAATGGCTGGCTGAGAGATGCGGGCCGTAACCATCGAACCAATCTTCCCGGATAAACCGGGAATATATTTCATACCGGCATAGTTTGCCGCAGCGGTTAGGAGTCCCGCGCTCCAGGCTTTAGGGACGGCATCGGGGTCACCCTGGAGTTGTTCCATGGCCATGTTGGTCGTGTTGATTCCAGCACTGGAAACGAAATAAGGAACTGCCGCTTCAGGGGCAAGGAGTGTCCCAGCCGTTACGGCGGCAATGTCACTCCCAGCTCGCGCCACTTTCCCGGCGGATGTCGTAGGCTTGACGTTCTCGACTGGTTTCTGGATATTCTTTTCAACCCAGGCATTGGCCATCCTGGAAGCCTCTGTGGGGTCCCATCCTTTCCGCCGTTCGTCCTCGCGAGCCAAGGTTATCGGCTGAATCATTGGAAAGAACGTCTCGAAATATTGAGCAGCCTCTGGATGTTCCTTTTCTAGATAATCTAGAGACTGATTGATAATTCGGGATGACTTCGTGGGGAGTGTCGCCATCTCGCCTGCCAGCCGGGGAACGGCCATGCCGACCTGTTTGGTCACATCTTTGACCTCGTTGGCCCGCATTCGCAGGGTTTGCCAAATCGCCGGAAGATTACCTTGTTCCTGGCGAGTCTTGTCGATCTCGGCCTGATTTGATAACGCCTCGTTCCAGGCGCTCTTGAAGAACCCAGGCTCTTCTTTTGGGGGCTGAGGGGTGGCGGGCTGAGTCCCTCGCATCACATCGGAGACGGGACGGGGGAACATCTCCTTGGAGGGGCCGGCATCATCGATGAACTGAGTGCCAGAAGCTTCGGGAGATGCATCGTCGATGAAGGTAGGATCAGCCACGATACTCTCCTCTATGGCTTCTTGGTATGGTACGTCCCATCAGGCCATCGGTAATAGGTCTTGCCGTTATGTTGCATTGTCTCGGGTTGGCTCTTGGGCTCTGGCATCTTGCCGTGAGCACCTTTAGAAACGTTTCCGGTCAATCCGCTTTCTGTCGCCTTTTTTGCTTCTCGCACATTGAGCTGGGCTGTAATGTAATCATTCATCGCCGGAGGAAGAGCCTGTGAATAAACCAATGCTCCTTCAGGATCTGTCTTAGCAATCGTGTCGAAGGTGGCGAGAGCCTGCTTCTGGTCAATCTTAGGCTTAACTAACCCATCCGCATCGGGAGGAGCATAAATAGCCTTCACTGCGGCCTGGAGGTTCTTAGCGTTCTGCTGCGCAATCTTCGCCTTTTCGACTTCTTGTTTATCATCGATCTTGGATACATTCGTCATCAGGTAGTCAAGCTTGGCTTTCACGCCAGCCCTTGCGGCATCCTGGGGACTCGATCCATTCATGCGAGCGTTCTGCTCGGCTGTGCGCTGAACTTCTGCTGCCTGCGTCACTCCTGCGGGTTGAGACACGCTGAAGGATGTGCTGCGACGGACAACCCCTGCCTCGCGGATCCTGCCTTCAATCTCCATCTTGGCTTTGAGCATATCCGCCGTCTTGATCGTTTCCTCTTTAGCGATATCCGAGAAGTTCTTGTTATCGATCATCCCCAACCGTAGCATAACCCGTGCGCGTGCGAGGTTCTGCCCTATGACCATGCCATTTGGAAGGATCACTCCCGGCATCCCGGTCTGAGGGTCTTTGCCGGCGTGAGCGCCTTTGCCAAACATGGATTCTAGGGTCTGGGTATCGCCACTTTCGAAGGCATCCAGGAATTTATTAGCCTTCTGAGCGACTGCTTCCGTCTGGGCATTCCCTACATAGCTCTGAATGGCACTGTTCATAGCCATGAAGTTAGGATCCTTCTCCAGGACCTTCCCATAAGCCGACATCATGCGATTCTCGACCTTCGGATCACCTCCCGAGCGGGCCTTGATCTTAGCGATATCGGCTTCTACTCGCTGACGCATGGGTTCATAGCGATCGTAAATCTGAGCTAACCCAGGGTCCATGGGTTTCCACCCCGTAGGAAGAGCCTGAGTCTGAGGAGCGATCGGGGCCGATACTGGCCCTGGAACCTTGATATTGGCAAGCCCCCCCGTCGATGACGGAGGGGTAGGGGTTGACGCTGGGGCAGAAATGGCCCCAGAAGCTACGGGACGTTCCCCCGGTGCGGTTGGCGTAGGCTGGGCCGTCTGGACATCCTGTGGCGTACCTGGCGCAGCCGCTTGAGGGATTTGAGGCGTCTGGGGATTCCGTAGACCCATCACCGTCTGTTCGGCAATGTGGAAGGGGTTGATATTTGGGTCAGCGAAAGCTTGGAGGTTACTCGCACCAAGCATATCCTGGGCTTCCTGGGTCTGCTGCTGCGCGTCGTACTGCTCCTTCTCGCGAGTCAAAAGGGTATTCTGGATATCCTCCTGCCGTTTGCGGGTTCTCTCCTGTTCCCACTTATTCTGGTATTCAGAGGTCCCAGCCGCGAGGGCCTGGCCGATCCCTGCCGTTAGTCCCATTCCAGGCATGTCATCCTCCTATGTATTCCCAGTCGCATACATATCGGCAAGCGTGCTAAGCCCCTTCGCCGCTGCGGCATAGCTACTCGATTCATTGGCGAAGTCCTGCTGAGCAAGTCCACGCTGGGTCGCCGCCTGACGTTCAAAGGCCCCTCCGGTCTGGACATTGGCATTGGCCGCAATGTTTGCCCATCCGGGAGTCTGTTGTGCGAGGTTCAAATAGCTTCCCATCTCCGCGTCTTTTGTAGCCTGGTCCTGAAGATTGATCCCGGCGACACCTTGGGCTCTCCGGAACTGATTGGTCAATTCTCGGGCACCCGTTGCCGCGCTTCCCGCCGCTGGAGCCGCTTCCTCGATAGCCCGCTGGTTGTTGCCCATCTCGAAATTGAAACGGTCTAGAGCCTGATGGCCACCGGCAGTCAGCTTCTTGCCTTCGAGTTCCTGGATCTTGCGCGTAAGGGGAATATCCACAAGGTTCTGCTGGCGGGCTTCGAGCGTTTTGGCGATCTGCTGATTCTGCTCATATTGCATCAAGGCCAATTGATCAGCAGTGCTCGCCTGGTTCTCTTGCTGCTGGCCCGCTTTGCCAGCCTGCATGGCGCCGTAGATGTTGACTCCCGCGCCTATGACAGTTGCGGCTGTAGCTGCCGACATGGAAGCACCTCCCCCGTCTTAAAATCAAATGTGGACTCTTCATCTTCAAACAGTTCTTTCTCGATTTCATCCAAGTCTGTCAAGTGCGTATGGTGAACCGTAGCCCACAGAGTATCCTCGCTGGCAATCCCGAACTGTTTGAGCCCAGCCCTACCCGAGAAAGAGCACGGCCCAACAACACGCTTAAACGTCCCATCCTCCACAAGGACCTCAATATCGCCATAGTAGACGATATTCATATCAGCTTGTTTGTGGACACGCCCCGTGAGCCAACACCCCTTGGGGATCAAGATCTCCCGGTAGTAGAGGCCATCTGCGAATTTGTGAGTGAGGGGCAATTCTGTTTGGGGTAGACCCTTGAGGCTAGCTTCCAAAGCGTAGACCATCTCGCGGATCTTCTCCGGCGAAGGTTCAGCAACCCCGAAGCCACTGGTCTGCACGCGATGGATGATCACGCGATAGCCTCCACAACAGGATCCCACATGATTTCAAAATAACGCCACCATGCAATGCCTACCAGTTGAAGACGGAGCCCGTATCCAGCCATTCCCTTCGGAAGCCTGAAGCTGGATGCCTGATAGGCGTCTTCCGAGAGTGTCACATAGCCGCGCTGGACTTCCGCATTGTCCACCATGGCCCGGATGAAGAGCTTCCCGCTCCCGCCGAATCGAATCTCATGGAAGTACTTGAGCAGGCTAGGATCAGATCCCTGTAACCCTGGATACATCAATCCTGTGTCCACCATGGGACAAAGGGGACGACGATCCTCATTGAAGACACCATAGGCGAGCTGCGTCAATGCCGGAGCTGCCAGGTCCTGGAACCGGGTGGAAGCGATGAGATAGTCCTGATAGGGATCGATGAGCGTCATTTGTCCCCCCTCAGAGCCTCGTAGATCTTCTTGGCTGAAGCCGCCTCCTCTGCCATCCCGAGCGTTTCGTAAGCCCTAGCCATTACATCAAACGGGCCTTCTTTTGCGGCAAAATCATATCGGAAGCCAATCCTCGGTTTAATGAAATGGCCTTCCCCATGATTCGTTCCGTTCGCCACGGCCATTCTCGCCCAATAGACGGCTTTGTCGTTCCATCCAAGTCGGAGAGAGACCTCTCCCGCGAGCCATGCCAATTCGGCGATCCCAGGATGGCGAGCGAGCCCCGCGCAGCAGATATCAATCGCATCCTGCCGTCGGCCACTATTCTCCAAAAGTATGGCCATTCTAAAACAGGCCCAGGCCGATTCTTCGTCCCACCCCCTCAACACAGAGCATCTATCGAAAGCGGCAATGGCATCATCCCGACGGCCTAACCCTTCCAGGGTATCGCCCAGGTAGTACCACCAGCGTGGGCACTGTGGATCCTTCCGGGTCTCCTCCTCCAAGAGGGGGAGTATGTATTCGAGCTTGGCCTTCAACTCCTCGGGTGTTTTTTGTATTTCTAGGAAAACCACTCCAGGGAGAGGGCTTTGTTTTGCATGGAGGGGGACGATCGTTTCATGGACCTTCCCAACGTATCTATCTATAGCCGGGAGGCTCACGAACCGCTCTTTGGGGTAGTGTTTATCTTGGCTCTGGACGAGGACAATCCCGTCCCCGATCTTGCCAAGTTCTCCTCGCACGTCCGTCCCATTGATATAGAGACGTTCATCTGTATCAAGAAGAACCCCCCAGTCAGCCTCCTTGGCTGCTTCATCAAGTCCAAAATTCCGGACATCGCAGAAGTTGATCATGAGTTCGCCAGGAACCTTCACAGCCTTGAGTTTGTCGCCAGCCACCTCCTTGGCGACTTCAAGGGTCCGATCAGTAATGCCGAGATCCAACAAGAGGCAGACATCAACCCAATCCACAACGCTCCGGAGCGCGTCGCCAATCAACGCCTCGCGGTTGGATGTAGGGGTGATCGAACACAGCCTCATGGGATCTCCAATAGGAAGGGGCATCTCTGCCCCTTGAGGATTACGTGCTTCGGGCAAACGCTTCAACTGTAGACCCCGTGATCCCGGTGATATCCAGGAAGAGATAGTTGTAAGCGCTAACTCCCGTATAAGCATCTTCACCATTGGTCCCCGAAAGGGTCAATGTTCCGAGCTGATGCCTCACATTCCCATCGATAGACCCCCAAACAACGCCTGTAGCCTGCGTCCCAGTCTTGAGGAATGCCTGGAGGGTTTTGGTGGGGTAAGGCGCGTAGGCGGCATCGGAATAGCCGGTCGCGCTGGTAACGCCAGTGGCCCCATTCCCCCACTGGACAATTTTAGAGGTCGCCATTTTACTCTCCTTCTTAGAAATCCCAGGGCGTCTGGGAGGGTTAGAACTCAAAATCAAGTCTGATCTGCTTCGTGTTCTTCGTTAAGCCCACAGAAAGCCGGACAGGGCCAAATGCGTACCCAAAATCAGGCCCATACTCAAAGCCCTTCGCGGCCTGCTGTTGAACAGCCAAAACGCCAATCGACCATGGGCGAGCCTTGGGAACAGCTTCTAGTGCCTTGCGGAGGTTCTCGTTCATCGCCTTTTCGGACTCGTACGCCTGCTTGTAATAATCCGAAGAAGCACGAGCCTCGTCTCCGGATTTCATGGCCAGGGCATAGGCGTCCTTGACCTTCCCATTCTCGTCTTTGAGATTCGCGATCAGGGATTCCTCGGCCTGCTGGATCGGAGGGATCGGAGCATTCGCAGGCTGGCCAGCCTTGAGTTTCGCGATCTCCACTTCAAGCTGCTGAGTCTTTAGGCCCATGGCTATCGCAATCTGATTTACGGCCAAGGCCGCCTGCTTATCATTAGATGAAGCGGTCCCGCTCTGGCTTGCGCTCTTAGCTAGATCATCCACTTTGGCCTGAAGCTGTGTATTCGCCGCGAGAAGTTCTTTGACCTTGGACGCATTGTAGTGATCCATCCAAAAGCCGGTTGCGCCCACCGTCACGACAATGACGCCAGCCTGGATGGCAATTTTTTTCAGGGTCTCATTCATTGGTTATCTCCCGATTGAACCGTTGTCCTAGCACATACCATCTCGGTGACCTTGTTCGTCCCGTAGCTGGCCGTCGCCACACTGATCCAAAGAGCCACAAGGGGCACATTAGGGGTTGCCGAATTGCTCAACATCCACGCTTTCACGAGGGCGACCACCGCGCAGGTCCTTCCCCAACTCCAGTCTCCGCGCCAATTCCTCATAAGGGACGAAACATCCTTGCTCATGGCTATAAGGCCATTCGTAAAGATTTTCCAAGTAGGGATCTTCAGAGTTGAGTCGCACATTTAAGCGATGACCTGAAGACGGAGGACACCGGTGTCCTTCGTTGCCTGCCGCTGATCATGAGGCTGAACAACACACCCTTCGGATTCCTGACCATATAAGTCAGGATTCATGGAGGGACCGTGAATATAGAACCCAGCGCGACCAAACATTTCGTTGTCCGCATCGGGTTGGAGGAAGGCCACCATCTGACCAAGGCGATGATGATGTCCCCACACAGGCTGTTCACCGAACTCGGGGTCTGTGAACCCGGAGAGGGTATACCACCCTTGCGGAAGAGGGCCGATACTGTGGATGTTCTGGGCATCAGGGTTATTCTTCCCATGGATATGATTATCGTTCACGCCGGGATAGCAGTCATTCCCTGCCCATCCCCGTGAGACGACGACACTCCCGAGGGACATGATCCCTGTGGACTGCTGATAGGTGAGGTTATCGGCCATATGACCTCCTAGGTCATGATCTGGTCTTCACCATAGAGGTCTCTTTTGATCGGCTTCTGTGGAGAAGACGGAACGGGTGATTTGGGTTTAGGGACAGGCTTCGGGCGCTTCGGCATCCTTGGCCGGGGTTTGGCCTTCGGCCTGGGTTTGGCCTTCGGCCTGGGTTTGGCCTTCGGCTTCTTAGGGATTTTATAGGGAGTATTCACTAACGCCTCCGTTGCTGGCACTGCTTATTGATGTAGTCAAGAAGCCATTGATCCTGCTTCTGGAGATCAGAGATCTTGAGATCTGTTTGAGCCTGATGTTCTGCCTGACGCTGGAGTGTGGCATTGAGATCCGCCACCTTATCCACGAGTGATTCCACTTTGTCCCCGAGCTCCCCGATCTTATTGACCACCACATATGTGCAGACCGAGAAGACGAATCCCAGCGCGGTGATTAAGATGGGGACAATGAGGTTATAGAACTGTAACTTTCGGCGATCACTGGCTATATTCATATTCGCATTCCTCCTCTCCTAAATGATCGTTGATTCCCCTCTCCGGTGCTATAGGTAGGCTATATCTCCGCAATAGAACAGTTCACGCCGGTAACGCTACCCGATCCTCCCGTGGTGATATTTAAAGCGAGATCAAACCAATAAGCAGTCCCGATAGATAGACCCGGGAGAATGCAGGTAAGACAAAGGCCAGACCTTTGGCCGGCGGAGACAGATGTAATCGTTTGGGAGCCAGCGATCTGCGTTCCAGTCACCGCCACTCCATTAGCCGGGGCCGTGCCTGTTCCGTAACGCAACTGGGCCGTTACGACATCGCCCGCCACCGTATTCCCCATCTGGCCAGAAATGATAATCAAAAGCCTAGTGGACTGGTTGGGCGTGAAGGCAATGGTAGACCCTAACCCCATCATGACGGCAGTAGCGGAGGTCGTCGCAGCTGGATTCGATGGCGTAAAGCTATTTGTGGCGCTGCCAGTGTTCAGATTAGTCCCCGATACAGCCGGGAACGTGTAGGTGTAACTAGATGCCGTCGCCGGGAATTGCACTGTATGCGTGCCCCCCGCCGCTACTGAGACCGAGAAAGCCCCACTCACATTCAGCAGAACCGTTCCGGTTGCCGCCGGGAAGGTGTATGTGTAGCTGCTTGCGCTGTTAGGTAAAACGATCGTTTGGACGCCGCCGTTCGTCACTAAAGCCGGAATCTGGTAGCCCGTATTGACGAGCAGTGTTCCGGTATAAAGCGGAAGAGTCCAAGTATAAGCACTAGCGGTATTTGGCCACTGAAGCGTCCCTATTCCGCCCGATGAACCGTTACCATTGATCTGGAATAATGTCCCATTTGGATTAAGATTTGGAGTAGCCATCACAAACTCCTATAAAATAACGTCATTGTCTTCCCATCCTAATATAGCAACCCAACATCCTGAATTATTGGATCCCCAGTAAATCCCCGAGTCATTATTATTGACCCAGAAGGCTTCCCAGCCATTGACAGAAAGAGCACCAAATGCTCGTCCAATTCGTGACCCGACCAGTGTATTAGTAAATACATCTGTAATATAACCACTAGGAGCATATCCTACAACGTGATACCGCGCCGCATCGGTTGGGGCAAGCCCCGCGATAGATGCGAATACGCCTGCGGTTGTGCCAACGTTACCTGAAGCAATCACTAGCCATGATGTTATAATGGAATTATCCATTACATATTCTGCATGTCTTCCATTCCATCGCATTGGGATCAAATAACTAGCATCAGATCTGGTTACACACGTACCAATATATTTAGGTGCGCCATACCCATTGGGGAAATTAACTACATTCCCTCTCTGGAAGACCGTCCCATGGACAACCCCATCTGATAATTTGCGCGCTACATAAATATCATAGAAAGTGGAAATTACAGGAACCCCAGCACTTGATCCATCTATACCGTTCGTAAGTATATTTATGGTGCAAGTGAATGATTTAGTGCTTACATTTATATATTTGTAATTATGTGTTATCCCATCTGCACCCAATGAGATTGATAAATCAGTTAAATCCACAGGAACTTCAGGGTTGCCATAGATGATCTCTTGCCCGTAAATAACCTCATTCCCCTCAATGATGCTTTGGCCATAGACAATCCTTTGAGAATTGGCATCTATGGTGATGTCGGGGTCTGTTGAAAGTTGATGGATCTTCGCGATGCCATAATCTGTAGCGATGGTGCTACTCACGCCGAGGGGGCTCGCAGGAGTACCGCTCCCTGTAAGAGTCGAATCCGTTGTCACGGACGATAGCCAGATCCCCCCAGGGGACTGTACAACATTAGTCCGTGACCCCGTCAAATCCGATACGTTAACGATCGTCCAATTACCACCTGTATACTGGACAACAATTCGTTCAATCGCAATATATTCGGGGACGGATGCGAATAAGTCTCCAAAGTTCAAAGAAGCTGTCGTGGTTTGGAGTTCATTCGCCAAGGCGGTTGCTAAAGCACCAGAGGATGAATTCTGTGCTTGCGTGATCCACTGGGGCTGAAGCCAGACAAACCGATATGCCTGGCTCGTCGCATCAGAAGCAACTGGGATAGCGATGAGCCACACAGACGCAACCGAATTCGCGGGCATAAGCGTCTGGACCCAGTTGGGGCTTGAGAACTGATTATAGTACGGATTGCTCCCCGACAAGGGGATGATGTCGGAAGCGCCCAGTGCTGAAGTTGTAATTCCAGACGTTGTCAGGTATAGCTGCGAGTAGGTCCCAGCCGCCAGTGCCCCATTGGTCGTCGGGATGTCCTCGTCATAGATAACGCACGCGGATACGGCTGGTCTGCGATCCGCAGCGGTCGTGCTCGCCAAAACATAGCCAGAAAGAGAACCTCCAGACTGGCGATAGGTTCCAATCTTTCGGTGATCTTCCTGGTGAGAAGGCCAAGGATAAGCACACCCATGAGGCTCTCGGCACCCAAATTTATCGGTTGCTCCATAATGCACGAATGCGATCAGAAGCTTGTCGAAACCTGGGAACGTATCGGTTCCCCATTGGATCGATACGCCATCGTAGTAGAGCCAATAGTCATGCCCCGCCGTATTCGTGTGTGCCGGACTCACATATCCATTGGTGATGGCGGGGACCAACACACCCTTGTAATAAGCCGTGAACGTTCCTGAAAGTGTGATCTTCTGAGCCGTGGAATCATAGCTAATCTCAGGTGCCGAAGTATCCGAAAATCCTGTATAGATTCCAAGCGTCGGCGAGGGAACAAGATCACTAATCTTAGACGTGGTAAGTAAAGGAATATCATTCGCAACAAGAGAACGCAGCCCCGATGCTCCAGTAGAACCATCAGGCGTGGCGACGACTTGATTCCCCGGTCCTGAAAGCGTCGGACCAGCCGGCCCAGTTGCACCCGTTGGGCCTTGAGGACCGGCTGGCCCCTGTGGGCCAGTTGCACCCGTGTTCCCATTAGTCCCTGCCGGGCCTTGAACTCCTTGGATCCCCTGTAATCCCTGGGGACCCTGAGCCCCTTGTGATCCCTGGGCTCCAGTCGCACCGGTTGGTCCAGTAGGGCCTTGAATGCCTTGAATGCCTTGAAGCCCCTGAGCACCCGTTGCCCCTGGTACACCCTGGGGACCTTGAGCCCCTTGGGGGCCTGTGGAACCAGTCAGCCCCTGAGCCCCTGTAGCCCCCGCGTTACCCTGAGGACCTTGAGGGCCTATAGCTCCTTGAGCGCCGACCGCGCCCGTATCACCAGTAGGTCCAGTCACTCCCGGAGGACCCTGAAGACCAGTAGGTCCTTGGGGTCCAGTCGCGCCAGTTGGTCCCTGAAGGCCAGTCATCCCCTGGAACCCTTGAATACCCTGAGGTCCGACAGGCCCCTGTACTCCAGTTGATCCCGATGGTCCCTGAGGACCGGTGCTACCCGTAGCACCCGTAGGTCCAGCAACGCCCTGGATGCCTTGGATGCCCTGGTCTCCCTGAGACCCAGTTGCTCCTGTTGGCCCAACCGAGCCCTGGATTCCCTGGGAACCTGTTGCACCCGTTGGGCCTTGAGGACCAGATGGTCCTGCAGCACCCTGAGGTCCTGTATCACCGGTTATGCCCTGAGCGCCGGTATCCCCCTGGGATCCAGTAGCCCCAGTGACACCTTGAGGGCCAGTCGCACCGGTTGGTCCAGTAGGGCCAGTGTCTCCAATTTGGAGTACGAAGTCAAAAATCGCATCTGTATTAGTCCCAGAGTTGACCACACTTGGCGCCGTTCCGCCTGTCACATTCCCGATCTCAATCGTAGCCGCTAGCCCACGGGGACCTGGAATCGATGATGCAGATCCTGCACCCGACGACTGAATCGCTTGTGTAGTTGCCTGCTGGACCGCCTGCGTTGCCGATGAAACGTGCTGTTTCATGTACATGGCAAGCTGCTGGAAGCATCGCTGAAGCTCCTCAACAGTGTTGCCAGTTGGGACAGGAAACTTCATGGATATTGAACCTCAACATTCTGTGTTAATAGGGTTATACCATCCACAAGACATGAGAGATTGAAATGATAGTTCATGCTTTTATTATAATAACCGACGGTCATGGTTGGATTCCCGTCCGGGTCAGCGAGGAATGTATAGTCTGGTCCAGGACTATCAATAGTCCAGTGGAACGTACCCCCCCCTGTCACGGTAACAAATAACGTTCCTAGGTTATCTGGCGAATGTAGGGTGGCAGGGCAATCCCAAGTGATCGACTTAGAAGGGTGGCTCAGAATCATATGGACCTGCTCTAATTCATCCACAAAAGCGTCCATCGCCTTGATGCCGATAACGGAGATTGGAGAACCCTCCGCTGAGAAATCTACACAGATCATCGTCTGAGCTGCATACTGAGGATAATCCCCGGCCCAATAAAGGAAATATTTCCCATATCGCACGAAGGATCTAATCCCGTTCTGTGCAACGCCATGCTGCGCGAGATAAGGCATCAGACACCGAGGGGTCACGCTAGGAAGATCGTTTCCTCTCAACCGTTCGAATGCAGAATTCTGAACGAATGGGACAAGATATTCACCGGGATCCCGATTGTCGAGATATCTGGAATTGCCTAGCCAGAAATCAGGAGGAATCTTAAGGTCTGTGAGGCATTGCGATTCATTCCCGTCGAAGGCCATTAGTCCTTCGTCACTGAGATAGATCAGGCTATTGTTCAGAAACTGAACGCTTCCTCCCGCTCGGCATGGAGCGGCTTTCGTTTTGTGGAGCATGAGTGCGGTCGGAGATGTTCCATCAACGCGATAGACTCCATCCTCACAGAAGACACAAAGCGCCTGGTTAAATGATTTCAGAGCAAGAATGCGATGGTCAAAATCGAAATAGATTTCAGGGGGCCATGCATCAAGGTTGTTCGTGAGCGACACTCGGAGCCGATTGCTCGCAGGGTCCCACCCGAACCCTATCGCATAATGTTGAGTGAGCCCAGCCAATCCAAATGGGGCAGGATTTACAACAACATCTATATCGTCCTGTGTAAACAAAGTTGGAATGACCTGCCCAAGCCCCGCATCTGGAATAGCATCAAGGAAAGATAAATCGTCAAGTTTGAGTTCCTTCACGAGCTGAGCCAGTTCAGTCCCACCAATGCGGTAGATTCGACGGCGCGTGATGTAGTCATTGTGAGGGATGAATTGGATGCCGCTATTATAGACAGGCCCTCCCGAGGCCGTTGCACCAGGGATGGATGCATTGACCAAAAGAGCATTCTGGGGTGCCGCCAGAACAGCGTAGGCTGTCTTGATGACCGCTCCCGTGGCCCCCGTAGTAGACATATTGAAGTACAAAATGTCATCAATGACGGGCAATGTCCCTGTCGCGCCTGTCGTGGCATAGTTGATCGCCGTCAGCGCTCTGCTAGCCATGGCGCCGGTGATACCAGTATTTCCCGTGAGGCCAGAAGGCATAGCCCTCTCTTTGACATAAAAGCGATAAGCGTTTTCGATGTCCGGGAAGACATCAATTTGTTGATCACTCCAATTAGGATCTTTCAACCCTTGGAAGAGAACTCGTTCCGCGCCGAATGTATGCTTACGATCAGCCGTTACGACAATCGCTCCGACCGTAGAGCTGTAAGCCATAGAAACGATCCCGACACTCATGACACGATAAGCGGAGACTCCAACCAAGGAAGCCCCTGGTGCCGCGAATGATGTCCCTACGACAAGATAGCAAGAAGTGAATTGGCCATCCTCAACCTGAATCTCAACCGGTAATCCTTCGAATGGGTCCGGAGAACACCCAACAATCAAAATTCTTTCACCATTGCAAAAATAATGAGGAGTGGCGAACGTGCATAGGACCCTACCGGTATCCGTATCAACAACGATGGATGACACAGAAATCGCCTTATCGGATCCAGACCCAGACAATTCTGACCCTGCAATGAATTCGAATGTTGGCTGATTAGGCGTTGTCCATGTCACCAAATTAGGAGAGTCGAGGAACCCCTCAAACCAAGGATCAATTGTTACATGCCTTGCATAGAAAGCCTGGATAGCCGCAGAAAGCGACGAAGGCCCGCTCTCATTCTGAACCCCATCAACATCACGAAGCCATGTTGTGGAATATTGATATTGTGCCGTCTGGTCATAAAGAGTAGCCATCTCGCCCGATGCGGCCATGGGAGATAGATAAGCGAATGTCTGGCGCTTGGCAGGGATGGAGGTCAGGTACCTCTCATCTTTGTTCCCTGTTCCTATGAAAATGAGTGTCTCTAAGGCGGGGATATCTAAAGAGGGATTCCCCCAACTAAGAGTGATCCCAGAATTATCCTGTGATGTTGTTGTCGTGATGGCGCCGCTCGCCGGGAACACGCCCAATGCTGTTCGATAAGCAAGCCTGAATGATACCTGTGTATTCTTCGGTATCGACGCCCCCGGAGTGCCGACTGTGATAGCAATCTGGATATTTGTTGGGGCAACCGCATTCCCGATTGCCACAATTGGAGCAGATGACGGATTGGGGATACCAAGCGATACGGCGATCCCATCCACCATCTTCATAGGATTTCCACCGTACTCTGTCCAGTAGATGATCTCGTGGCTATTCGTGAATTCTGCCGTGTAGTTCCGTCGCTTCGTGCTGAAGATCAGCCTACCCCGGTAAGAGAAGACTTGAACTGATCCGTCTGGGACCGTCACATTGGGGTTGATCTTAGGGAGGTTGAAGGGCCTCGCCACCCCGCCGCGAACATCAAGGTTCTCCATGTAGACGACATGTTTGTTATCACCCATCGCAAGATCGGTGACCGCATCAATGCCGCCTGCCACAGAGACCCGGAACGTCTTCACGGCTTACCTCACTGCGATTGAAAATGCAAATATTGGAGAAATTTCACTTTGATCAGACGGGATGCTCGCACTGGCCACATAATCAAGCAGGTAAAGCATGGATCCCACGGAACCCCCCGATCCTAGTGTTCCCGGAACCGTTTCGTACAACTTCAATTGAAAATTGAACCCAATTCCGGCGCCAAAGATCTGCATGTTCCATCCGGCTAGTGCAGCCCCGTAAGCAACAAGCTGGTCCTTTGTAGCCTTCGTCCCATCCGACTGGAATGTGGGGAGAGGAACCGACACGCCCGAATTCAGCAGTTGATATACGGAAGGTGTAAGTATCTGAGCGTAAACCGCAATGTTCGCAGCCACCGCACTGAGCTTGGTATTACTCAAAAACGCTTCAGCCACCGCTTCGTTGATTCGGTTGTTGAATCGTTTCTCTAGATCGGCAAGATCCTTTAAAAGTGCGACAGAAAACCCCTCCTGCCGGATATTGCCCGTAGCATCCGGATTGTTTGTCGGAAGCAAATTGGGAACATCAACGAGAGGCCCCGTTACTGTGGATCCAGCAACTTCGACCGCGCCATACAGACGGGAACCAACATTCCCCACAAAGATCCAATTTGCATTCGCTGTATCTCGGACAAAGCAATCCCCTGTAGTCGGTTGACGCCATTCCTGAGTTGGGAGAACCCCGGTAGTAGGCTGATCATCTCCCACCCAGGTCCATCCATATAGAGTCGTCGCCATCTTAACCCCCTACCAAGTCAATCATCGAACTATCCCAGAGTTGGATTCTCGTCACCTTGATCGCATCAGCCGGGACCAGAACTCCCACGCCCGTTTCTCCTGCCGCATATGTCACACCCGTGAGGCCAGTGATCCCCTCGATATAGGAAAGTCCCAGAAGTTGACATGCCTGCTCCTGAGACCATTGAGCTGCTTTGGCCACCAGTTCCGGACTATACGCGCTTGACCCTTCGGCGATATCGCCGACCAATTCAAGGGTCTTCAGCTTGATATCCGAATACTGCATGTGGATTACCTCTTGACATCACGTGACGCCAATCCCATCGGTCCAAGGCCAAGTCCAGTCGTAAACTTGGCGTACATTTCAGAAGCCATCTTCAGATCTTGTGTCTGACCTGCCTGCTGTTTCAGGAAAGCGACAGCCGCGTATTTCAGATACTGATGAACAAATTCAGGGATACGGGAATCCGGTGTGTCGGTATCGTTTACCATCTGCACCGGTTCCTGGATATAGCCGATGACAACTTGCCCCGTGGAGGGGATGCCATTGAGGAGGATGAGCTTACCGCTGACAGGAATCCACGCATTAGGTTCACCCGTATTGGATCTCCAATTGAGGTTCTTCTGGTCCTCGATGTCAAGAGTGGATTGATAGAGTATCTTACCCATCGGTCCTCCTCGCACTCACAATGCTGATGGCGTCTGAAGGCGCAGCGGCTTGCTTATTCGTCACGGCCACGAGAGCTTCGATACGAGTCAGGCCAAGAAGTTCACACGTATGAGAACAAGCTAAGTTCAAAGCATCATCTACCCATCGCGTGCTACCACTGGGCAAGAAACGATCGTAAACGCCTGGCCCAAGGAGTTGTCGGACTTCTTCTCGAAGATCGGCAAGTGTGCTCATCAAATCCATCCCCAGCTTTGAAGCTTGTCTCTATCCTTTAACCAGTGGCACCCGATGTCTGTTCGATAGAAAAGATCAGGGACCTGAACCGTCTTGATACGTTTGTAGGCTTCCTCTTTCGCCTCTTCGATCGTATGGCCCTTGCCTACACAGATGACGAGATACCCAGAATTACCAGCAAGTTTCCATTCGTCTCCCACGAGCTTCACATCAGAGAGATAGATCCCATCCATTGTGGGATCCTTGAACTGGATTGTCTTCTCGCTTGCATACTTCGTGAATGCTACGGGATCTTCGAAAGGATAAGGATGGACCGCGCCAACCACCGCAAGCTGGAACCCGCTCTCGGTATCGAGATGGAATTTCTTACCTGTAGCAACCGCCTCAAAGAAATCCCCAAGGGGAGAGTTGATCGAATCTACCTGGAGCCAGATAGTTGGATAACCAAAACGCGGCGTGAACTCCAATGGCCAGCACCCATCCTTATTGCAGATCGTATTCACATCGAAGTAGCCTGTATAACCATATTCCGCGAGAGGGGCCTCCATCTTCTTGAGCGTTTCCTTAAAGAGACGCGATCGATCAGACCAGAATGATGTCGTCCCGGCTTCGCCGCAATTTGGACCTAGGTCTCCATCCATCAGCTTCTTGTATTCAAAATTGACGAACATAGGCTGGATGAATTCTTTGCCATTGAAGAACCCACCAATGGCTACTTCCACGCCCTTGGCGAACGTTTGGATCTGAATCTCATGGATTTTCCCTGACCACTTCTTCTTGTAGTTCTCCAACGTAGCCACGACATCTGACCCATCGTCCATCTTCCCCACGTACGTTAACGCCTTCTCGTCCTGAGCGGTCCCAGATGGCTTCGCAACATAACGTCCAGGATTCTGCTGTACGAATTTGATGGCTTCATCGAGGTTCTTGAAGGACCAGTCAGGCAGGACATTCATTCCCACTCGTCGCATTTCTTCCTGCCCGAAACCCCGGTCCATCTCCAGCTTGTCCGTGTAAGGACAACCTCCCACCACAGCCTTGCCATTCGCTCGAAGCTCGTCGATGGTCTTTCCAAAGTTGGTATCATCAAAAATAATGAGATCAGACCAGTCAACCCATCGTTCCCAATTGGGGACTTTAGCGATGAGTCCATCGTTGATGTCTTTCGACGGCTTGTCCTTGATGTGAAATTTGACTTGATTACCCTCAGCCATGAGTCTCTGGCACAGTTCACCAACTGCGCCGAAATGCGAGACTACAAGGATTTTGCGGGGCATCTAGAACCTCAGTTTGTCTTGCCCCATGAACCCCCCAAAATGATGTTTGCGAGGTTTCACGGAAGCACGGAGATAGCCAACATCCCCAATGAGGACCATTCCTCGGAGGGCACTGGCTTCAGATAGGAAGCGCCTCTCGGATAACTCGGCAGAGAACATGTCCTTGTCGGGTCCAGGGAGGCGCATGAAATACGATAAAGCGCCCTCTACGAGCGCATCCTCGAATTCATGCCCAAAGTCAACTTCGTCGAAGTCGCCAGTCGGTTTGTAGGCAACGATCGCTCGAACCTGGGTGTCAACTGCGGGCGGACGGTTTGGATAGAAGCGTCCCTGGTCGGAGGTATACCCCTTCATTTCGCCAGGGTTGTTATGGGTATGGTGTGTGAGTTCCTTCAGCGCATCTTGATTGTAGATGCGAATCGGCTCAAACGTCACACCATCAGACTTCAGCCATTCCGCTTTAAAGATGTAGAGACTTTCTTTGGGTTGATCAGGAGGATAAACAAGTGTGGTGATAACTGTATTGGCCGTCACCGTGAATGTCACTTCCTCTTGGAGCCCCAACGTCTCGACAGCCAGCCTTCTCGCGGCAACCTGAAACGCCATGAGTCCACGACGATCCTTGATATCCCCACGCATGGGGAGAATCCGGTCTTGAATTTGCGAAAAGGCAATGGTCATGGTTACCCCGCTGAGGCTACTACTCTCCAGCTTCCCCCTCTTCGATGGCCCGGAGAATCCCAAGAATCAGAGAATTCTTGGTGCTCTTTGCCGTGATGCGAACCTTGTATTTGGTCGCATAGGTCTTGATCTCATCCTCGCCAAGGAGCTGGAGGTAGTCAGAGGTCAAAACCTTGGGGGCCTCGCCAGTCAACAATGCACGGCCCTCATCGGAATCTTCGACGATGAGCTTGCAGTCCTTGTTGTTGTGGCCTTCTTTAACTATCCCGATCCACAATCGCTCATAGTCGAGATAATCCTTCCGGAAAAGAGGAGGCCGTTTGGGAGTACTCGGGTATGTGATCGCCACGGTCTTTTCGGCGAGCGCTGGATAGTCTACCTGCATTGCATTTTGTGACATGTGAACCTCGTAAAGTGCAGGATGGGGAGAATGGATCGCCACTCTCCCCACGACTGCGGGAAAGGTTATGCGACCTTCAGCGGCAGGTACCCCATGAGACGGCTATCCGAAAGCCCGAAGCCGAAGACATCGAGCGTCCGCATGGCACGGCCCATCTGATCCTGAAGCTTGAAACCAATTTCAGTTTCGAGGAGCTGGCGAACGAACGCAGCTCCATTCTGGTGGCCCAAGATGACCTGGGCGATGTTGGCAACGCCACCGTAGGTCGTGGTCGGAATTTCATCGGTAACATAGATATCGAAGCCGGCAACACGAATGGAACCCTCGCCCTCTTCGATCAGCTTCTTGTTGCCCTCTCCGCCGATGTTGTAAGTGAACTGATCCGACAGAAGCAGGATCTCGTTCACGTCGGAATTGACGAGAGCATAGCGGCCCTTCTTGGGAACGGCCATCTGGTTGTAGCGCTTCTGAGCGCTGAGGAAGTACTTGATGATGTAGTCGCTGTCCGTGCGATCCGTCGAAACGGGGTTGATGGGAGTAGCCCCACCATAAGCAACCGTTCCGGGAGTCTGGCCATGGTAAGCCATCTGGGTCGCGCCGAAGATCGCAGTGATCATTGCAGCCACTACGATGGAGTATTCGTTTTCGGCATGGGCATCGGCCATCATCCGGGCCAGATTCCCGAGCAGGTCCACATTGATCTGCTTGAGATCGATAGGATCGATCACGGGATAGCTGTACCAGGAATTGTCCACGGTCAGCGAGAAGTTGGTACCAGTGACAGTATCAACGACGAGCTTCTGGTTCACCGTGTAGGCTTTCACGGCAGGAGGATTGAGGACGCGGAAGGTAATCATCTGACCGAATTCGGTCAGCTTCTTCATCGCCTGCGTGTTGCAGATGCGATTCAGAAAGGATTCCCGGCGCATGATTTCCATGGCCAGACCTTCCACGATGTTCTCAATAAGATAAGGCTGGGAGGCGTCGGTAACGCCACCAGAGGGAGAGCCGGATCGGCTTACGGTCGCACCGATGCCGTAAGTTAGATCAAGCTGGGTATTAATATCGGCCATTGTAGTTGTCCTTTAGCTGGCTCTCCCCTTCTGGGCCTAATGCATGACACTTTGAGGTCGTTTGGTTGCATCGCCAGAAAGTTGGGTTAGGGAGAGACGTTGAAGTAAGATGTTCCTCGCCTCTAAAGTAGGAGCCTCTTCAAGGAGATACTTGAAGTTGGCTGCTTCCTGAAGAGACAGGGGAGCAAGTTCATTGGAGGGATTCGGACGAGCCGGGGCCGGAGGAGCGGCAGTCGGCAAAGCACTACCTGTTCTCAATCGAGGGGTCTCGTCCATGGGAGGCGTTTCGCGCCGGGGAGCCTTCCCGTTTGTGATCAGCTTGACGCCGGTGTCTTTCGAAAACTCATCGAAGACATCCAGTGCATCGGCAGACGTGTACCCGCCCTTGGTCGTATTGTTCAAAATGTCGATGTAGAGTAAGCGCTTCCGCTCTGGTTTACCCGCGAGCCATTCGCCAAAATCATCGCTCTTGACAATCTGATCAACACGCTCTTTCGGGATCTTTTGATAGACCCCTTCAAGGATTTCGGTTTCACGCTGCTTGCTGACCTGCTCTCCCCACTGCTGCAATAACCCATTGACCCGCTCGGAAAGTTTAGAGAGGGCATCGTAAACGGGGGCAACAACCGCCTCCATCACGCTTACCGCTTCCGGATATTCCTTGCGGAAGTTCGCAACCGTCTCAGCGTCCGCAGGATCAAGATGTTCAGGATAGATACCGCCCGATGTTGCCTGGAGAGCCGCCAACTTATTGATCTGATCTTCAAGTGCGGACTGTTTCCGGGTAATGTCATCGCTGAGCTTATTCAGCGCGGCTTCCTTATCCTGGATCTTCTTGTCCAGCTTGCTGAGTTTCTGTTGCGCCTCACGGGTGTCTTGCAGGCGCTTTTCTTCACCCTCGGGCTTTTTGGGAGGTAGAGATTCCGTTGATTCCGGTTCAATGGGAACCGGAGGAACGGCTGGAATCTCTTCCTCTTCGATCTCGATGGGTTCGGCAGACGGGAGCACGGTAACGGTCTGGGAGCCGGACACTGGTTCGGGAATCCCATCCGACGGCTTCGTCACGCCCTGGAACGCCTTCTCATCTACCACCCTAGGCCGCATGGTTACAGGATCTAGCTCAAGCCCTACGGACTTCAGCAGATCCACATGAGCCTGGTCATGATCTGAGATAGGCTGGTTTGGTTTAGGTGACATGTGTTACTCCGAACCACCTGGGACCGGCGGAATGCCGGCGACCAGAAAGACGTGGTCATTCTTGCTTGCCAATGATGTTTTCAATCTCCTTCTGGATGTTTAAAAGATTCCAGTAGGCTACTGCTTCTCCTTGAATTCGTTCCCCGTCTTCCTTTAGATTGCATTCACGCAAATCTTCCATAGCGTCCAGGTAAAGATGGTGGAGAACCACACGAATGCGGTCATCCTTCATAGCGGGAAGAAGATATTCGGGCTCTACTCCATACTTCTCGATGAAGGCATTGCGCCCGGATTCCGAAACGGCGTTCATGTGTCAGACCCTCCGAAACTCTGAGTTCTCCGATAATGGGCTTCCCATGTCCGCCGGCGCGTCTCTTCATCCTCTCCGATTCCCCATCCAGGAGGCATCGGCGGGAGAGGCGTCCCCGATGGTGACTGACCGCCTTCAGGTGAACGAGTCTGAGTCGGATCGGCAACTTTTTCAGCATGGTATTTGCCATATACACCGGATTCAGCCTTCTCAGAGGCAATCCCCGCCTGAAGGATGTCCTTGATCCTCCCAACGATCGGCTTGCTGGGATCCAAGGCCCCAGTCACTATGCCCCGAACAGACGGCTGATTTGAGAGAATGGGCTTGGCTGCTTCGGTAGCTGCGGTCGTAGCCTCTTTCTGGATGGCCTCAGCGCCTGTCGAAAGAGCTTGTTGCCTTTGGATTCTGGACTCTTGGGCCATATTGGGGGCAATACCTTCAGGAGTTCCCTCTGTCTTGGCTGGGGATGGTCCTGATGGAGCAGATGGACCTTGTGGCCCCTCTTCGTTACCTTCGCCCTTCTCTTCAGTCCCTTTATCCTTGGTTTTACTCTTGTCATCCCCATCTCCACCGCTACCTTCAGCCTGGTAGAAATGCCGGACTCCCGTTTCAGGATTAATAGCGCCCGCTCCGCCATTAGCGACAAGCTGGGCTTTCTCTTGCGGGTTGACGGCCACCATCTCGGTGTCCTGCTTCGCTGCTTCCTTATCGAAAGGCTTCTTGGGCACATCGAGTGGGGAATCGGGCTTCACATCTGCCGCGAGACGGGTTTCTTCTTCCTTCGAAGCCACGCCTTGAGCTTCATAGGCTTGAGCCAGCATACGGGCACGGATTGTAAGCGCAATCTGCGCCTTCTCATCAAGCTGACCCGTAAGCTTAAAGATTCTCTCCAAGAGAGGGATTGTCGCTGGATCATTCGGGTTGGCCGTCATCAAGGACTTGAAGGACTCGATGATCGCATCGCGAGCAGAGGTGTGGGCACGCTCCTTGTCGTTCTCGGCATTCTGCGGAGCTGCGCCAGCCTTGGCCATGAGTTCGGTCTGTTTCGCCTTGAGCGCCTGTTTCTCGACGTACTGATCTGCCGTGAGCACAGCCTTCTCGGATTCAAGACCGATGCCTTCCACGATGGCGCGGATGAGTTCGATTTCATCAAACCAATCCGGCATTCCGAACTGATGCAGCGTAGCGTAGAGATCTTTGAGTTTCCGGCCAACCAGCTCTCGCCGGAGAGCACCACGCACACCGGATACCACAAGATCAGCCTCAATCTGATGCGCCGGCCATTCAGGATCGTAAGCCTTGATCCAGGCATAAGCATCATGAAGATGGGGCTTCCACCAGTAGCGGTCCACATTGCCGACCGTGCTCCGGAGAAATTCCTCAAGGCTGGCCCAAATGTCGTTCATCATCTGGTCTGTGCGGACCCCAGACCCAAGATCGGCTCCGGTCGTCATCTCCATGATGCCGGTCACCACGGGGAGCATCGCCTCGAACGTCTTGAAGCACGCGAGCAGGTGCTCCATGTTGCTCGGGACAGCGAAGAATTCTATGGGCCGTCCGGAAGGCCCTTCCTTGCGAGAGGTCCCCTTGTTGCGATAGATCCAGGTCTTGCGGCCACGAACCGTTAGGTCCTTGTTCTCAATGGCCCCCGCGTCAATCATCGCCTGGAAGCCAGAGGTGTCAGCCAGCGCGTCATCGATGGAGCGCGTGATGTTGATCAGCATCTCCACGACTTCAAGCGCGGCTTCACCAATGCCGATGCCAAAGATGGAGGTCGGATCACGCCGGAAGGGGATGAAGTAGACCGGGAGCTTGTTGGGCTGGAACTTGCGCTTGGCCACCTTCAGGATGAACTTATCGCAGAACCAGATTTCCCAAAGCGATTCCGTGAGTGCGAGACGCTGATCCTTGTCCAGGGCTTCGAAACCCTCCAGTTCCTTGCCGAGATTCTTCTCGCCCAAAGCCTTCAGGGCTTCTTCACTTAGGAATCCGACACGCTTCCAGACAAGGTACCGGTCTAGCGCAGAACCCGTGATATTCGTGGGGAAGGGGATGACTTCCCACTTCTTGAGATTCCCCGCCCAGTTGCCTACCTTCATCGTGGCGAGCAAGTCACCCAGTTGCTCTTTGATGAAACTCTTGTCATCCATCAAGGACCGGATCTGATGCCGGCTCAAGACATGATGGAAATGAACATACTCCAGGTCTTCAACCTTCTTCCCGTTAGGATCAGGGTAGACCCGCTTCGGGTCATAAACCTGCCACATAGGCTTGCGCTTGTCCTGGGCCTCGATCTCTTCTTCGCCATTCTGCCAACGGAGATGGGGATTCGAGAGACTGATCGGGCCATAGACGACGCCAGTCCCAAGGTTAGATAGGAATTCGCAGGTGTCATCCAGGAAGGTTTCGAGTTCCATCGACTCATGGACATCCTCAATATTTTCCCTGAGCCAGCTCACGTTCTTGTTCTGAACGTCCTGCTTCACATTCTGGTTATGGCGAGGCGAGGAACGGACTTCCCAGGGCCTCCCATGTAGGGGGCACACATGCTTGAATAGTTTCTCTTTCCCGATCTGGGTTAGGCGGGGGAGGCGCCGATAGAAGAACTTGCTTTCCTCATATCCGGGTTCGGCATCCTGGACATCCTTGCCCGCCAGATACTTCTCGATCTTGATCCACTTCCATTCCTTCGGTTGCCGTCCCTGGTCAGCCAACTCGATCTCAAGATTGAACTGACCGATGAGTTTCCCGACCTCGGTTTCCTCGGGTATCGCAGGCATCGCCTCTTCAATAGGAGGCGTCTCGGGAGGAGGCGGGGCACCAGGACCATAATTCGGGGGACCGACTGACATGACGGCATTGGGTGCCGGGGCCGAAGGCAAGCGAGCTGGGAGTAGCCCTCCAAGTCCTTGCATGGGTTCGGCCATCTGCATCTCCCCCAAGGGTAAACATTACCCACTCCAGGGTGAGATAAATCTTCTAACTCCGCAAGGGCTTACCCTTTAGGGGGTCTACCGGAGGACCTGCCCCTGACCGCCTTCGCCGGCGCGATATTTTTTCCATTCCTTGACCTGCGGCACATCCTCCCACTCCTCGACTTCCTGCCAGGGCGGGATCGCATTGAGCCGGTGGGCATATTGAGCCAGGCCAAGCGTGCAGTAGCGGAGGGACGTGATGATATCGTAGCGGAGAGCTGGAGTCTCACGCTTCGGGCCGTTCCCATCCGTGTTCCAGGCATAGGAACCATACTGATCTAGTAAGGATTTCAGGACTCTAGAGATCAGAAGACGCCGGGATCCGAAACGATGCCACATCGCATCCTGAGACTCGGCGAATGAATTGTTAGCCTTGATATACTTACGCTTGGTTTCTTCGATGGCCATGTATCCGCCTTCGCCATCGATGTCAGGCTGGCCATGAGTCAAGGACCAGAGACCTTGGAGGATGGTCTTCCCGTCGGCTTGAGAAACCTGATCCGAGGCGGGGTCGATCATGAACGTCATGTTCTGGCCCCAGTTCAAGAGCTGGCCATGGTGATAGCCGTAGGGCATCTCTGCACGTTCGTAGCTGGCATAGACGTAGGCGGTATCTGAGGCGAGGTCCAAAGCGGTGGCTACAGCCGCAGTTGGATGTCGGAAGCCTACATCGAGTCCACCTAGACGAGGCCAGTGGTCAGGGATGATGATCTGGGTCGGATCGTAGGTGATATCAGCGATCGCGAACGGGAAAATGAGACCGTGGTTGCTTACAGCTCTTCCCTCGGTTCGAGCCGCCATCATCGCCGGGTTAGAAGACCACAATGCCCTGTTCGCAGCTTTCACAGTAGGATCAAGGTGCTGTGCGTCATCGTATGTGAGATAGCAGAGCTTGAGCAAGCTTGGATGCCGCTCTGCCATCTCCATGATCCATTTCACGAGTGGCGTTAGCCCATCCAAAGGACATAACGTTATGAAGATCTGCCCATCCGAAACCGATACACGGGCGATGAGTTCATCCAGAACCTCCTTTGGGCACTCCTCATCCACGAGCACTCGGTCACCAGACCAAGAGGCCAGGGCTACCGTATCCATCTGGTGAGACTTGAACATCAGTCGAGATGTAGTATCGCTCGGGACATGCTTCACAAGAACCGTATCGAAGGCTCCGGGGACAGGCTTCCGCGTAGGCTTCGCGAGGATATACTTCTGGCCGATCAAAGCCTCTTGCCCAGGCTTATCTGTCCATCCCGGCTTATCAATATTAGAGCCAAATAATTTTTTTTGAGCTGTATCACGGGTGTTTTCAGCCGTCTTCCCCATGATCCATGCGTCAATCCCTCTGGTTGTTCGCCTTCCGTGATACCATTCAGGGTATAACCCTGTTGCATCCCAGGCCATTTTAATGACACCAGTATGAGTCTTTCCTGACTGGTTCGCTCCCAGAAATGCCAGGATCTTCTGTGTAGAGTTTAGAATCTCGCGTTGAGGATCATAGGGAGTCTTGGCGATCCCTGTTGTTAGGAATGCCGACTCTGCCTCCCGCGCCAGGATGGTCTTACCCAGCTCCAGCCCCTCCAGGGCAGGGACATTGTGATCGTTAGGCAAGCATGGCCTCCGCGAACCTCACACCCAAAATATACTCACTCTGAGCATTGAAATGAGCGTTATCCGCTCCCAAGGCTAGGTCCTCAGTTTCAAAATCCTTTACATTGGCGCACACCTTGGCCACTGAATCCTGTGTTGCCCGAACGATGTATGCGAAAGGCCAGTAAGGCGATGTATGAATCTTGCCTATCACGAAACGAAGGCTAGGGTACTTTGTGTCTCGTCTTAGGTCTGATATGAGACACATGAGGTTCTTGGCGTAGTCGTTCGCAGTATTGAGGGCTGTGGCATCTGTTTCGCCCTGCATCCAGATCACCCCCGCGAGGTAGGCATTGGCGGGGTTGAAGGCATCCCGAATGGTCCTGAGTAGCCTAACATAACCCTCCTTTGCTCCTCCTCCGGAGGGTGAGAGGAAGTATTGCTCTAGACCCATCCCAGGTGCCGTGAACTTGATAATCAGACCCGTATTGAAGGCAGGCTTCATGACCTGTGCAAACCCGACTTCAGGCCCAAACTTTGTTGCATCGGCACCGAATCCTGGTTCCACCCCCATGCACCAGACATGCTTCTTAGCGGGGTCTACCGCAGTCCCATCTGCGAAGATCCCCCATCCCGAGGTTATGGCCGCCTGTTTTGGTGTGAGCCCAGAACTCTCTGGTGCGCCTGCAGCATTGGACTGGCCCGACAAGATGTAGCATGGGATCTTGCCTGGACCCGGGGCGGGGATAGCCGGCAACATCCACGATGGAACCCATCCAAAGATCTTCAGCCACCAATTTACAATCATGTCTGGAACATCCATGTCATACCTCCTCTGGGGGATCAATCTTTTTGTCAACATATCGAATGAATATCTTTTTGCACACAGAACATCGCCCTTCCTGACGGAAGCGCCTCATCACAACACATAATGGCCTACAATCACTATTATAACCCGCTACCGCAGTCTTCTCTAAAGGACCCCATTCCGTATGGCTAGTGCAGAAATGGAACCATCCATTAAACCAGCCCATGTCAAATCTCCACGTCAATGGGACAGCACGTCACCATCCCGAGCCTCTCGTGATAATACTGGACCACACCGCACCGCTTGCACACGGCAAATGCCTGATCCGCCAAAGCCAATCGTCCGTCCTCCAACAGAACCATCCGGCTCCCCACCATTCGGCGAATCACCTTGGCGGAGTAGCGGACATAGTACATCTCCATCTCGTGATCGCACAAAGCAGGATCCATGCGGAGCGGGAGAGGAACTTCTCGAAGACGGCTCGATGGTCCTAAGACTTCATGGCAGAAACGCCGGTCACACTCCGATGGGGAATAAGAATGGTCTCCGTGGAAGTACCGGCAATCCATGACTACACCTTGATTTTGGTCATTTCTGCCAAACTGCATAGCATACACTGAAGGAAATACTGAACTGAATACGCTTGGAACTCATTAGGGCGACGGTCGTAGTCTTTAGCTTCTATCGTATCGAGTACGCGGCCCCATACATGAACCGCCTCGTGGGCCAAGATGGCAGCAGCCCTTCTTGGCGTGAGATCTTTTGGGACCCGGAGCGCTACGATGACATAATCTGGAGATCTATTGTCTGAAGGGAAAAAATAGGTAGCTCCAAGATCGGGAAAGGGGACATCTTCGTCAGGTCTTAACTTTTTGCATTCCCGCCGGAAGGCCACTTCATCCGTCGTGAAACCGAACTCAATTGGGAATGGACCTGTATGATAGTAATGGACCTTGGCCATAATTAAACCTTGTCCCGAGGGTCCCCATTTTCGAAGCCGTTTAACAGATCGTCAGGTGTGATATTTTGCCCATGGTGGAACCCAGGCATTTGGAACGAACAGGCCGATATGATTCGATACGCCAGACCTCCGCACTTCGAACAGATCTGACAATCCCATCCCTTCTCTACCGGGAGAAGCCGCTCCTCAATCGCATGGCAATCGAGGCATTCGTGCTCATACAACGGTGGGCACACTCTACACCGTCTTCTTGAGATAATCACCCAGCTTGGTCAACAACACGAAGGCTACCCACTTCGGCCAGGCCAAAGCGTTCTTCCACGGCTCGTCCGACTTTCCGAAGTAAACCCTCCCTGTCAAGATGCCTACTCCATAAATCGCGGTGATCGTGAAAATGGTTATTCCGGAAATTCCAAAAAACCTGACTATTGATCCCATAGTAACCCCTCCTCGAAAGAGCCTTTGGTGGTACCACCTTCCATGCCGAGTGTCATGACATCCGGTGTTTCCTGGACAGGGTCTTCGATGACTTCAGCCTCAATCACGGGGACATTGAGGCCGATCCCTGTATGTTCTTCGATGAGTTTCTGGTTATTGACCAGGAATGCTTTGAGGCGCGTCCATGCTTCAGGACCAGAGATCTCATCGTGGTGCTGGACATCGATCGTCTGCTTCTTGCCGAACTTCTTGGAATGCAGGGCCTGCGCGAGCTGCATTCGGAGATCTGCTCGTGCCTTATCCCGGTTGGTCTGCTTCACGTCATCCGAGCCATCAAGGATGTGTTCTGCCTCGGAAACCTTCTGGAAGGCATACATCATCTCAGCGGCCTCAAGAGCCTTACGAAAGTCAGCGTAGTCATTGATCCAGTTAGCGACGGTGATCTTCTTGGGCATCTTCGTATCGCCAGCCACGCCCTCGCCTTTATAGGCCAGGATGTCAGGGATGAGATAGCCCTCACACATCATGTCCACGATGATTTCCATAACGTCCGCGCGGGAACATTTCTTCCCGTGGATCATCCACGAATCCCCGCCTTCCCGTCGCTGAAGAATCTCTAGCGCCATTGATCCCCGGAGATCGCCCATGCCAATGGTCGGATTCTCCTCGAAATATTCCTCCATCCGCGAACGGAGCGTGATAGGAAGTTTCTTTGTGGGATCAGATGTCATTCGAAGATCACATACTTGGTTGGGATCTTGTAGTAGAGCTGAGCGTTCGGTCCGCGCTCCTGCTCCCCTAGTTGAACGAGACCCATCTCTTCAAGATGGTCCAGCGCGCCCTTGACGGTGATCGGATGGAACCTTAGAGCCTCCGCCATCCGCTTTACGCTGATCGATACAACTTCAGGCTGGCACTTCATTGCATTGAAACAGAGATGCAGGAACACACCTGCATCCCGCATATCCATTTGATTCAGAACGAGTCCCAACTTCCGCTTGAGAACCACTTGCATAAATAGCCTCACTCCTTCAATCCTCTATCAGAGTAAGGTCTCTGCTTTGCAGAGGCAAGCCTATTTTTTATCTCAATCCATCGGCAATTTCTGCACGTAGCCGCAAATCGGCTTGTTTGCCACGGCGCCATTCCTCGACCTCGAAGGAGAATTCGAAATAGATGGGCTGGGGTTGGCCATGCTGGGACATGGTCCCCGCCTTATATGCTTGAGCCCTGCGGCGCCGGTATTCGCCAACGGGAAGTTTGATGTCTTCACCTTTGAGGTTTTTGACTATGGTTGGCATTATCGTTTCTCCTTTAGGGGATATGGATCGCCTCCAGGATGCTCGCCAATGGCATCTTCGATAGCGGATTGTAGATTCAATGTTCCAGGGAGGCTATAGGCTCCTTTGCTTGTCGGATAGGCCCATCGGCTTAGATACTGAAGTATTGCCATATTCGCTATTCGATGAGCCTGTTCATTGGTTAGCTCCACGGTTTGATCAGGGATCTTCCTGCCGGGGACGTTGTGTTCATCGGGTTGGATCATGAGTTCTCCTTAGCCAATTCTCGGGCCATGACACGAATACACTCCACTTGAAGACGATTCTCAAGGGCCTCGGTAAACACTTTCCCCGGAAAGGGTAATTCGAAATACTTCATGGCATATGCAGCTAAGTTACCAATGAAGACCATACATCGAGCGCGATACACAAAATCGCTTTCATGCTTAATGATCTCTATTGGAGTGGCATAACAGTAAGTATCGGATGGGGTCATCAGATATCCGTGACGATAATGGCAAGAGTGGAGAAAAACGCGATGAGGGCGATAGCCACTATTAACATCACCACGGCAAATATATTGCGGCACGAATAGGCAACAGCACCAGCGGCAATAACCATGACTGCGGCAAGACCAGGAAGACCAAGTTTGGTTTTCATACCTTCTCCTTAGACTCGAATGATTTGAGGTTTCACAGGGTGTTCAGCCACGGCGGGGACGCGGCAGGATGAGGTCATGAACGCTGCACCAAGACCGGCCATGAGCCCCAGGAGAAGGAAGATGGCACACCACATGTCAACTCGCTGTTGGGTGTTCATAGTTCGTCCTCTAAGTGGAGACCCACACGTACCGCCGCCCCAATCACCTTAAGGACTTGTTCCATTCTCTCGGAGGAAAGGCCGGAGGTGGATGGAGGGTAGAGAACGTGTGGGATATGGACAAGAAGGATGCCACTAGAGTCGGCCTCGAAGGTTTTGTCAGTGGCGGGGATAACGCCCTCCGAGTGTTCCCCCTTCCATGAGACCAGGACGATGTTGATCTTGTTCTCATCTGGGAGAGGACTCTTGCGATCGATCCATCCCATCACGATCTTTCGGCAATCAGGGCAGAGGTATACATCTTGCTCGATCCAGAGCCACCCATCTGGAGTGTCAGCCGTGTGAGGCTTGGTCTCGATTTCTTTGCTGCACCGATTGCAACGCAGGATGTAGGTCATTTAGGTCTCTCCTTTCAGGAGATCATGTTGTTTCTCTTCTCCAAACACAGGGACGAACTCAAACCAAGGTGTACCACAGTGGCAATCAGGAGAGCAGACGGTGCCTTCGTATTCCCTTCTGGAGACCATGAAGCCACAGGTGGGACACTCGTAGCAGAGAATCTTGGTCATGGTTATGCCTTTGGTCCGTTTGGCCACACAAACTTCTCTGAGGGTTTTTGTAATTTCCCAAGAGCATGGAAAGCTAACGTGCGCATGTCCTCCAGGTGGTACTTCACCGCAGCAAGGTGACCGACTGATTCCACCTCTCCTGAAGGTCGGAATCCGCAGGCATAGAGTCCATCGATAAGTTGTTGGGCAACATCACGATCAAGGGTCAGGAAGGCGGGGACGCGTTCACCATCTTCCACGGTCGCCATGATAAGGTTGGTGGCAGCGGACCATTTGTTGCCCCCGGCTGATTCCCCATAACGAAGATCCACGGATCCATTCCATGGACAACGAACGACTGTGATTTGCTTTTCAAGTCTCATGAGTTGACCCCCATCTCAAGGTGAGTCGGAAGAGAAGAAGTGTAAGCAGGGTGATGGGACCAAAGATAATACAAAAGATGGATCCGATGATGTTGTCCCATGGTTTCAATCGGTAGATTACAATAGCGACGATGGCCATACAGATCCACCATGCGATACGGAACCAGTGATGGACTTCTGATCCAGGGTGAATGATCCACAAGAATGGGACTAGCATCACCCCTGCGGCTATGAAACAAAGTTCAGCTCGAAGCTCAGGAGGCACTTGGGATCTCATGGGTTGTCCTTTACGACTTCATCAGGGATGAGACTCACGAGATATTTCGCAACCTCCGCCCAATAATCAAGATCCCCGTGATACCTACCAACCTCCCTCCAAACTGTTTTAGCTTTAGATTCGGGCATATTTAAAAATACATCGTGGACCTTTTCCCATTGTTTAATAAACCATTCTTCCTCAGTATAGACACTTTTCGGTCTAGAGTTAGTCGACATATTCTTCTCCCTTGGTTGATGACGTCTACAAAAATCAGTCTGCTCTAGAGCATGGAGGCAGCAATGATTCCCATGTCTATCCCTGCTCTTGCAAAGCCTTGGTTTTGGATGAGAAGATATTTCTCGGTCACACATCGGGCAGGAAGCTCCATATAATTTCCACACTTGATGCCTGTAACAGTAATCGATGGCTATCATCACAAGGTCCTTTCCGGTCAAGCTTGGCTTCCTTCATCGCTCTTCTCGCCTTTTGGGATTCGATCATGTTGCGACTCGTGCCACTCCTCGGCCTTGGCCCTAAACCATGCCCTCATTGAAGGGGTTACCGGTTCTATGCCGTCCGGAATACCCTTTGGATAATCACCAAAGATCTCCATGAATTGGTGAGCTGCCCAACCCTTTTTGAACCCCTTGGCATTAGCCATGGATAAGAGCTGATGCCAAATCGAAACCTTGGCCGCCTCCTTGATCATGTTGTTCTGGATGATCGGGATATCAATGTTAGCCACGACTATCTCCCTGGTCCTTGTCGATAAGGACAAGTTTGACCCTCACCCGATTGATAATGATCCTATTAGCCGTCGGCTGCTGAATGCGGACAACATCCCCAGGACTAGCGAAAGAGTCGGGGAGGATGATACGCCGCTTGGAATCTACCTTCCGAGGCTCAAGGGTTTTTTTAATCTTGGATTTCATAATCACCACCTGCGTCTAATGGTGGAACATTCCCACCGGCTGTCAATACCTCGTAATAAGATGTATCGTAACGAATGGTATTGCGGGGAGGGGTCAAGTGTCTTAGTCTTGGGGTCAAGCGACCCAAGTGGCCGCGATAGAGGACCCCCTCGATGTTCCTCATGGACCCCATCGCGCTCCTTAGCACCGCGTTATGCGGCGGGGAAATCTTCAACGAAGCCAAGACCACGGCTAAGACCCCTGGTGAGGCGAAACCCATTCGGCTTTCAGAAGGGCTGACTGGGCCAAAGTGGTGTGGACGACAAGTTCCCACTGACCGTTCCGACTACGCAGATACACGGGAGCAATCCCCCAGACTCTCTCGCGGAACCGTGAGTCTGATTCAGGATTTTTCTGAAATCCGAAATAATCTGTCCTTCTGACACGTCCCTAAAAGACTTGAGTATCCTTCGCTAATATTCTCCAAGGGGGATACTCTGTCTGTTGGAACCTATCCCCTCGACCCACTCGGTCGTTTACTGATCTACTCGGGCTTTGCCCTCGTATGACTAAATCCCCCCTCATGCGGGGGGATTTTTGGTAAAATGCAAAATAACCTGGATGAAATCTGAAATTCACGCTCAATGAGAAAGGGACTGTTTTCTGAAATTCTCGAAATACCCGGACCTGAATTCTGAATTTTTGGTTCAATGAGAGATGCATCGTACCCCTCCCTCGCGCAATCTCGCGACCCATTTCCCCAGGGCATACCCCCCGTGCGCGACCCACACGGCAAACGATGCCTACGTATTATTCCGCATCATCGCGTGGCCCCGTGTGCTCCGCTCCCCCTCCTCCGCGCCGCATACTGCATCGCCACGTCTCATACTGCATCACCCCTCCTTAGATACTGTATTATGCGACCCTGTATAAGAAAGAGGAATATGAGGTGTCATAATAACATGACACACAAATGATATACATCACAATAACGGTATGACGAGGTATTATACGACAGTGTGTCATGTAAATATGACATGGTATAGGGTGCGAGCATAGTCATAGTATAATTGTACAGAAGACACAGCAGATCCCGGAAACTGTTATGGGAACAGTTCAAGTGTGAGCTAACAGTTAAAGTGATGGGATAGCAGAAGAGTATCAGCCTCCGGCTGACAGAGCACTGGCTGTCGCCAGTTATCTAGGTTTTTTGAGACATAACATAGTTACAGATGTACTAGGGTGAGTAGGCAAAAATTGCTTGGTGACGCTATGGAGGCCAGAAGTGACGTAATGGGCGCACGAAACTGACCAATAGCGACACTCAGTGTGTTTATTCAGGGATCCGGTGTTGATATCATTGGGGATGCAAATTTTTAATCTTGGCATCCATCATACATTATAGGGGATAGCACGGGAGGACAAGATGAAGCGCATCTACATCAGCACAGGAACCAATAGCGCAATGCGAATAACCAGAGCCAGCACCGAGAAGGGCTATATTGAGGCCGCAGCTAACCTTTGTGGCGACGAAATCGGCACAGGACTCCATCGCTTAGCTATCAGAGTGTGCGAAGCTGGCCAGCTCGTATGGGAGGGCATCCGAGACGTATATGCATAGCCATTGATCCTCACGTCAGGGGCTATGGCCCTTACGGTGAAAACCAACCAAGGAGAATCCGATGATTTGGTATGAATCTCTAGGCCGGATTGAATTAAACATCAAACTCCGTGATGCTCGCTCATGTAGTCATCAAGGAGATTGTGAATTGGACGTATTGGTACTTATGGAGAAACCATCCATTCGCCGCCAACTAGACAAGTTGGACCCGGAGACCGTCAAAACGGTCCTCAGCGAATATGGAGCTTGGGAAGACCACGAAATGCAGGATCATCAACCAAATCTTAAGCGTCTCCTTTGGCTCGCTTGCTGTGATATCGCGGAAGACAATCGATTCGTCAAACACACAGAAAGGATCCAGCCATGATCAAAGTCGGAAGCCGCTATCGCTTCGTTGAGCCAGGTCCGATGGGAACACGTCCCATCGTCGAAGTCCTGGAATTCAACGACAAGGAACATCAGGTGCGTTATCGCTACGTGGGAGGCCGGCCAGACTTCCATCTGTGGCGCAAATCTGAAAACTTCCTGGCCATTTATGGGGAGCGCCTTTCCTAGATGCTAACGCCAGAGCCTTCGGGCTCTGCGGTTAACACCTAACGCGGGAGGTCATCATGGATCCCGATCCCATCGATAATCCCTACGATTACGATTTACCTTCTCCAATTTCGGAGACCCTCTCTAAGGAGATGCTTTATGCTGCGAGGTTTCATCCTGGCAGCGACCCTGACCATGCTGACATCAGCGCCGCTGCCTAGCCCTACACCAGGACTTACGATCCAGGTTCAACAACTCAACTACGTAGCGTTAACACAGGGTGAGACCATCAAGATCGCAAAGATCTATGGCCGCGAATACACCTTGCGCAGATTTCAGGACCTCCTCTTTCTCTACAACGATCATGGACATCTCCTCGCGATCGGCATGAATCACGTGAAACTCGCTTTTGGCATGGAAGAGGCCAAGGAAGATCCTTTCAAGGATGGCCAGTTGCTCAAGACACATACCTTCAAGATGGACGAAGAGTCTTATACCGCAAAATATATGGTCATTCTCGATCCACAAACATCTGAGGAAGTGCCGGTCTTTGTCATGTATGATGCCTTGAATAATCTGCCCATCTTCGTCCTCTATAACCCACAAATGGCTATCGTGCCGTTTCTAGGCGCCGATGCTGATCATTCGAAGGATATCTAGTCCAGAGTGGAGGGCCTGCGGGCTTTCCATCCTGCACTATCGCAGGCACAAAAAGGAGTTCGGCCTATGGCCACGCACCCTGTCAGTTACGCTTATCTGAAGGATTGGATCGCCTTCCCGGATCCTCGCCCGATCATCCTGGAGTGCATCCCTTCGCGGACTGGCATGTCCTTACAGGTCTATGACCGCGAGAAACGTATTTTTGCCATTGGCGGATGTGGCTTTGATCGCATTGGATGCGCCATTGCCCAGATCCTCGAAAACCTCTGGCAAAATGAATTACGCGCGTTCTTTTCGGATCCTGATATCAAGATTGAAATCAACGGCCGTTTCGCTCACTTTCCAGACTTCTATGGAGTATGCAGAGGCGAGGGAGATATCTATTTGCAAGGTATGAGTGGCGAACAGTCCATGAAATCCATCGGCTCAGCCATTGGCCTCCGTATTCGAACCTATGACTCCAAATCAGGAACCCTCATCCATATTACGAAAGCGTAGGCCACTTATGAAACTCAAAACAATCCTCTCCCATCTCAACGCATGTGAGGAAGCTCGTAATTGGGCCTCCACCCAACCCGATCTCCAAACAGCATGGACGAACTGCCATCGCTCCGATTGGATGATCTGGCTCCTCGCCCGGACCACTATAGACAAAAATGACTCTCGTTTGCGTCTTATAGCCTGTGATTTTGCCGAGGCCGTTTTGCATTTGGTCCCTGCTGGAGAAGATCGGCCCAAACAGGCGATTGAGATTGCCAGACGTTTTGCCACGGGCGAGGCCACCCGAGAAGGAATGGCTGCTGCGGGGGCTGCTGCGGGGGCTGCTGCGAGGGCTGCTGCGGGGGCTGCTGCGAGGGCTGCTGCGTGGGCTGCTGCGTGGGC